AGACGAGGACTCGCGCNGCNACAAATATCTTGTTGCAGGTGAAGCTGCAGGAAGTAAATTAGCAAAAGCACAAAGTTTAGGTGTTAACGTTATCACTGAAGAGCAGTTATATAAAATGGTTAACGAAGGTTAATTTAGTAGGGGCTAACGCCCCTACTTTTTTTGTTGTCCATAAAATACTAATTGACAAAACACTTTTAAAAGATTGTATTAACTAAAGCGTTTTGGGATTAAGTTTAATAGTTGTAAATTTTAATCTGACAAATTAAAATCTCTTAGCAAATGAGCAAGAGAAACACACTTTTAGAGAGAGAAATGTGCATCTGGACCCAGACGGCCAGTAACAGCTGGTGCTGCACCCATCTCTGGGGCACCTGAAGCTAACCAGGAGGAGGCTGCGCGACATCTCAGGTCCAGGAACTGGAGTTAGATCCAGAGAACTGCACCATTCTTCGTCAAATAAACGAACATGCTTTCGAAGAACTATTAAACAAGAAGATAAAAAAAGAAAGGGTATTGATATGTACTATACACACAACACAAAGAATCAAAATGATTCAAAGTATCAGCGTTTTAGTACTACCAAATTAAAATCCGAAGAAATAACAATTGAGCAGTACCGTGAGTTCGAAGCAATAAATAAACAAATACTCGGACTAACAAAGAAAATAAAAGACTGGTTAACCAATAATCAGTCGGCTATTAAGTATTCGATTTTTAATCTACCTAAAATGACTGGTGGATTTAGAACAATTAAAGCACCAGAAGAAAAACTCAAATCTTTTATGAGAGAAATTAAATTTGATTTAGAAAGCATTGGTATAGTACCACATGATTCAGCTTATGCATACATCCCAAACCGTGACTGTTTAAAAGCAATACAATGTCACCAACGGAATAAATCAAATTGGTTTCTCAAAATGGATTTAGAGAAATTCTTTAACAATTGTTCTGAACAAGTTATTACTATCCAATTAAAAAAGCTGTATCCATTCAGCTTAATGACTGAAACAGATTATAAGAGTTTTATTAGTAGTTTATGTGGTTTAGCTTGTCATGAAAATGAATTACCGCAAGGAACTCCGCTTTCTCCGATACTTACTAATTGGTTGATGATTAGTATAGATACTCAAATCAACAACGCATTGGCAAAAAGAAGTGGGGAATCCTTTATTTACACTAGGTATGCTGATGACTGTGCGCCACGAAAGTGTGCGTGAGTAGCTAGGCTACTCAAAGCAACTATGCTGTACAAATGATGACGGTGGGCCCGTCGAAGTCGCCATACAGGTGGAGATTTCAAACCACCTTAAGGTGCTGTAGTCAAAAGCTATGGTATTGAGCGTTAAGGAAAAGGCAATCAAGAATTGTCAGGTGAGTGTTATGGAGATGAACGAACATGTGAACCACTTACGGAAATGTCGAAAGCGTAGAGATTCCATCAAAACTAGGGGGTAGTCGTTAACCTAGGATAAGCTTAGAGGAAACCTGTTTACTGTCTAAGTGGTGGGCGGCATAAAGGTGGCATGAACATAACACAGGCATTTGTGCGGAACGTGGGAACCTACGGACTGATGTTAAGGGAGTATTTCAAGTGGAAGAACCACAAGAAAAGAGTACCGATGCAGTCATAGGGGCAGATTGGATTGTAGTAGTGAAGAAGCCTCTGTAATGGAAGTGGAGCGAAGAATCCAGGTTATTCAGTTTCAAGGATAAGTCAACTTTGAAAGGAGGAGGAGCTTATGCAAGAAACAAAACCGTTTGGTATTTCAAAGAATGTTGTAATGATGGCATTCGAGCGAGTAAAAGCCAATAAAGGGACATATGGAATGGATGAACAGTCCATCGAAATGTATGAAATGGACTTGAAGAATAATTTGTACAAATTATGGAATCGTATGTCCTCAGGTAGTTATTTTCCAAAACCAGTGAAAGCAGTAGCTATTCCTAAAAAGAATGGAGGAACCAGAACACTAGGTATTCCAACAGTTGAAGACCGAGTGGCACAAATGGTAGCGAAACTCTATTTTGAACCAAATGTGGAGAGATTGTTCTATGAAGATTCTTATGGATACCGACCAAATAAGTCAGCGATTCAAGCAATTGAAGCGACACGGAAAAGGTGTTGGCGGAAGGATTGGGTGTTAGAGTTCGATATTAAAGGATTATTTGATAACATTCGACATGACTATCTAATTGAAATGGTAAAGCGTCATACCAACCAGGAATGGGTTACGCTCTATGTACAAAGATGGTTAATAACACCTTTCCAAATGGAAGATGGAACCTTAATAGAAAGAACGGCCGGCACACCGCAAGGTGGAGTCATCAGTCCAGTTCTTGCGAACTTGTTTCTCCACTACACATTTGATGATTTTATGGTAAAAGAATTTTCAAGTATTCCGTGGGCAAGATACGCAGATGATGGAATAGCACATTGCACTTCATTGAAACAAGCAAAATATCTTCAACGAAGACTGGAAGAAAGATTTAAATTGTTTGGATTAGAGCTAAACTTAGAGAAAACGAAAATTGCCTATTGTAAAGATGATGATAGACAACTGAGCTATCCGAATACCTCTTTTGATTTTCTTGGGTATACGTTTCGACCAAGGCACGCAAAGAACAAACATGGAAAATTCTTCACAAACTTCTCACCAGCTATTGCCGATAAAGCTAAGAAAGCAATTAGAAAAGAAGTGAGAAGTTGGCGACTACAGCTGAAAGCAGATAAAACATTACAGGATATTTCCAATATGTTTAATAAGAAAATCCAGGGATGGATCAACTATTATGGGCATTTCTATAAATCAGAAATGTATAGTGTATTGCGGTATATCAATAGTAGCCTAATAAAATGGGTTCGCCGGAAATATAAGAAGCGAAAACATCGAAGGAAAGCAGAATATTGGTTAGGCACTATTGCACAACGCGAGCGTAAATTATTTGCACATTGGAAATATGGAATACTACCGGCAACGAATAATGGGAGCCGTATGAGCTGAGAGGTTCACGTACGGTTCTGAGAGAGACTTAGGGGGAAGTTCCCTAGGTCTACTCACTTGCTAATTAGTAGCAAACAACCATTTAGGCATAAAGAAATAGTTGAATTAGTTAAAGGAATATTAACCCAAGAAGGAACTCCATTCACTATTAAGGATTCAAAAACGAGATATGGTTCAAAATCGGGAAAGAATTGGAACCTTGGCATTATGTACAACAAAGATCATAACCTTACAGTTGGTCATAAGCGTAAGCGAAGAATTAAAACGATGTTATTCCAATTCTATCGAGGACAACGAGATAGAGGATATGCTTTAGAACTTAATGGAGAATTAGCATATCTTAAGAACATCGAACCGGACTATCATGACTACTTAATAGGTTTTATGAATAGCAAATACAGATTCAACTTCAAAAAAGCTATTAACATAGCAATCAAACAAAATTGATTCCCAGGGGTGCTAACGCCCCTCCTTTTTTTGAATTTAATTAAAGGAGAGATTTAGCTATGACAGAAAAAATTACAATCGCAGTAACTGCACATCGTCCAAATAAATTATATGGGTACGATTATTTTTCACCAGGTAACCTTGCTATCGCTACTAAACTACGAGAACATCTTCTTTCCCATTTAGATCAAGGGAAACAGGTACACGCAATAAGCGGTATGGCATTAGGAGGAGACACGATTTATGCGTTAGTCGTCCTTAAATTAAAAAGACAAGGATATAACATAACCTTAGAATCGGCTATTCCATGTACCGCACATTCTAGTCAATGGCCAAAACCATCGCAAGATCAATGGAAAAGCATTGTGGAACAAGCCGATGTTGTTACATATGTTAGCAAACTACTGTACAAGCCTTATCTTATGCAAAAGCGTAATGAGTATATGGTGAATCAATGCGATGAGCTGATAGCTATATGGAATGGAGAACCAAAAGGCGGTACTGGTAACTGCGTAGATTATGCCATAAAGAAGGAGAAGAAAATGGTACAAATTAATCCGAAAGAACTAATCATCCAACATAAAGGTGATATCTTGCGTTCAGATTGTGACGTAGTAATGCATCAAGCCAACGCGAGATCTACGATGGGGAGCGGTATTGCTAAGCAAATCCGAGCAGAATTTCCGGTTGTATATGAGGTCGATCGTTCATCACCTCTAAGACCTGAACAAAAGCTGGGAACTTTTACTTTCGCTAATGTCCAAAACAATGGGAAAAGTATTGAGATAGTTAATTTGTATGGTCAATTAAACTATGGAGCGGATCGAAAACTTTATACGGTTTATGAAGCACTTGAATCTGCTTTATTTAGTTATTTGGCTAATCGATTAGATAGAGAAGGTAACCTATCTCATTTAAAAATAGGCGTACCAAAATATATTGGATGTGCAAGAGCTGGTGGAGACTGGAATGTAGTTAAAGGTATACTAGAAAAGGCTACAAAACATTTCAATGTATCAATTCACACGTATGAATTTGCTGCATAAAACAGAGGTGACGCTAGATGATTTGCATATATCGTTTAAGAAACAAAATAAATGAAAAGAATTACATAGGTCAAACAACAAACTTTAAAAGAAGAATGATTCGCCATAAAGCCGATTCAAAACATCCTGAGCCAATTTACAAAATTCATCGAGCAATTAAGAAATATGGAATAGATAATTTTGAAATAACTGTTCTTGAGGAATGTACGGAGGAAATGCTGGATGAAAGAGAAATCTATTGGGTTTCTCATTTTGATTCTTTCAATAACGGCTACAATATGACAGGTGGTGGTAATGGTTTTGGGATTGGAGAAGGATCTCCTTCCTCTCGAATCTCAACTCTAACTGCCAAAAGAATAATTAAAATTAAGTTGGAGACCGTAGCACCGTATAGAGAAGTCGCTAATTATCTAAACTGTACATTAGGCACATTTAATAACGTTGGTAATAATTCATGGCAATATTTAAACAATCAAATTGATGATTTTTCCGATGAGGTTGTTGAATATTTTCGTAACAAGTATCCAATAGATTCTCTAAACATATTAGTATTTGACAATCGTACTCTTGAGTTACTAGGAGAATATGAATCTACAAACGATATAATTTCCGCCGGTATTGTGGAGGTCAGAGGAAAGTATGATCAAACTAGTATATCTAGAGCTATCGCTACTAAATTATCGTTTCAGAATAAAATATTTATCCATAAAAAAGATTATTCGGAAGAATATCTCAAAGAGATTACTTCTAATAATCGCCAAAGACAAATTGATTGGATAGATGTTTACGCTGAAGATGGTCAGTATATTAAGCGTTTTTCTTCCCGTAAAGAGATTCGAGACGAGTTAGGATTAACCGCTTCTCAAATTAGTAATGGATTATATTTACCTAATCAAGTTGTAACAAAGGGGTTTATTTTAATAACCAATGTTCAACATGACGAAGGTGAAACTATTGAAGCAAAACTTGAAAAACTTGCCTCATTTAGTCACACTAGTCCGGAATTTGCGGTAATTAAAAATGGTGCTGTTTTGGAGACGCTTAGAAATCAGCAAGAATGTGCTAAAAAGTACAATCTTCACCAGTCTCGTATTTCACTTATATTGAGAAATGGTAAAGGAACTACTGGTGGATATACGTTCAAATACGTAGACAACGAGGAGGAATAGTTAATGGACAGCATTGGAGATCGCATGAAGAGATACGAGAATGCATATCGCATTAAGTTACCTGAAAGAATGCCCGTGATTGTAAGGATTGATGGAGCACACTTTCATACATATACAAAAGGTTGCGCTAAGCCTTTTGACCAGGATCTAGCAGAAGCATTTTGGGAAACATGCAAATACTTAGCTCAAAACATTATGGGCGCGAAATTAGTTTACCATCAGTCGGATGAGATTAGTATTCTTATTACGAACTATGACAAGCTTACAACTCAATCTTGGTTTGAAAATAACCTTCAAAAGATAGCTTCTGTTTCGGCTTCTATGGCAACTGCAAAGTTTAATGAAGTTATGAGAGAGAAATATCCGGACAAACCACTTGCTACATTTGATGGTCGCGCACAGGTATTGCCACAAGATGAGGTTGCAAACTATTTCATTTGGAGACAACAAGATGCTTCAAAGAATAGCATCTCAATGGTTGCTCAAGCTAACTTTCCACATAAGCAATTGCAAGGCCTTAATGGTAAGGATATGCAGGATAAGTTAATGACTGAGAAAAATATCAACTGGAATGACTTACCTGTATGGCAAAAACGTGGTATATGCATCATTAAAGAGTTCTACGAAAAGAATGGTGCTTTAAGAAGTCGATGGTCAGTAGATCATGAAACTCCTATTATTTCTAAAGACCGCGAATATGTTGAACAATTCGTTTACTTAAATAGAGGTGCTGCAGCATGAAGAAATTAATCGCAACTGTATTAACTGTAGGATTAGCAGCAACCATTTTAACAGGATGTAACAATGATCCGTATATGCAGAAGCAGGATGACCAAATTATAAGTATCGATTATAAGATGCTAGTAAAAGACAAGCTTTATTACATTCCGCATGAAAGAGGAAAGGCTGATCTTCCTCCGAGATATGAAAAACTTCTAACAGATAATCCTAGCTTAGAAGTTATCAGTGTTTCTACAAATACGAATGAAGATAGTCAAAATAGTATCAACGGTTACTACATCTTTACAAAGAAAATCAAAGAAAATCAAGAGCAATAGAGTGGGTGAAGGCCTGCTCTTATTTTATTTATAGAAGGGAGAATTCAATTGGATATCTATATTAATCCTCCAAAACGAATCGAGACAACAGTAGATCAATTTAAATCATTTACGTATTTTGAACTATCCTCATTTTTTATTAACCATGGAGCTTGTGTACAAGACAATGGCGATTCGTTTAGAATCTGGACTTCAAGATACGAATTAGTACATGCGTGTATGAAGAACCACAGATTTAGAGGAATAGACTGGTACGAAAAAAGTAATGTAGAACTTTATTTTTGTGACATTACAGAGGATAACTTAAAAGGACTAATTAGAAAGAGTTATGAGGATTTGTTTTTGAGATAAAAATCAATAATTACAGAAGGGGGAGAATGATAGAATGAATGACTTACAAAACATAGGTTGGCGGCGATTACTGTTAAGCAAACAAGAAAAATTCCTAGTGGATTTAAAAACACTTGGTAAAGAAAAAGATAATGTTCAAAAGGGAATTATTATTTTTGAAAACTTAACAAAACCTCATTATGTTTTTCACTTGTTAAAAAGATATTTTCGTCCTTATATTTATAAAACATATTGGGCGATTGCACCTAAACGATTACGTGTTTGCAGAAGAGGAACTGCTATTTACGAATTCTTACCTTGGATTAACAACTCGCACCTTTATAAAGACAACACAGGTCGTATTGGTCGTGCATATGGTGGAGATCCTACATACGTATACTCTTGGAAAAAAGCTCATGAAAGTATGATGAAATATAAAAAAGAAGAAGATCAGAAGCGTCTTCAATTTCAATTAGATATGTCTCTTAGAAGAATAAATGGAGGTAAATAATATGAGCGAAGCTATGTTTACAGTAGAAGAAGTAAAAACAAAATGCCAGGAGAATAGTTGGTTAAAGATTGGTGGTTGTGACTTTGAAGATGATTTCATGATGGAACTCGACTATGATTATGGTCTTTATACTTGTCAAAGCCTTGAAGAATTAGAGCAGAAGATGAAGCAAGGGAATTGGTCTATTCGTTCTGCTTTTGCATATGACCGATTATTATTTGTGAATCAAGTGAATGGCGGAGATGAATGGTGGACATGCTATAAACATGAGGACGGTAGTATCGAAAGTTTCGAATCTATTACCTTCAGAAGCTTTATTAATCGGGGCGAGTTTAAACAATTATTGGAAAGATTGCTACAGGGCCCCGATGCCTACTGGGGAAGAAACGAAGAAAAAGAGGGAGCTTAGTCCCTCTCAGTTACGTTATCTAGCCAACTTTCTATTGTCTGCTTGATGTGTTTTGAATGTCCTTTAAAACCATCTAAGATGTAGCTAATTAGCTGAGCTAATGTAATTTCGTTTGTTTCATAAGGATTTTCTTTTCTTATGTAGGTAAGAACTTTCTTAAGTTGGTCTTTTCTATTGTCATCTAAGGTTTCTTCAACAAATCTAGTTACGTATTCGTTTACGATATCCGTATTCCTAACAGCAGCATCGAGTAAAATAGCTGTAGCTGTCGAAACAGTTGTATCTAATGCATATGCTAAATCAGCTAAATGATCATACGTTTCTTGTCTAAAACGCATTGTAATTCTTGTTGTTGATTTCGAATGTTTTCTAACTCGTTCAGACATTAATTCTCTATTACCCATATGTAGAGTATCTTTAAATTTGTAACTTCTTCTGAACTTTTTGGACAAGTAATCAATTACTTTTTTAGAATATAAACCGTGAGTACAAAATATTTCACCGACATCTTTCATTGGTGTATTAGTAATGTATGAGATTCGAGCAACGCAATCATACAAACTGAGTTCAACAGTTGGCTTAACGTCCTTACGTTTGTCACTCCTAATCTTCCTCTCTTTTACTTTACTCATCCTATTTCACTCCTAAAATCGTATTTTAAGTTTGGGACACATTCTTTTTGTGCTAGATATAAAAATCATATGTTGGGGGATGGGGGAGTAGTACAACATGTATAAAATTTCTGCAGTTGGGCAGACTGAGGAATTAAGGAGGCGGTAACGATGGGCGTAAAAGTTAAAATATCTTCAGCTGAAGCAAAGAAAATTGCAAAAGGTTGCCTAAGCCAAAGTACGAAATATGGATTACCACGTAAAAAGAAATAGTCATATTAAATATAGAAAAATAATTAAGTGGGGGTTTTTAGATGTATAGAATGTGGCGGGAATATGCTTCAAAACCTACTGATTTACCGACTGACGATTTATTAGAAGCGGTAAAAATGTCTATAAATTGTGAAGCCGATTTTTATATATACGGAAGAATGATAGCTAGCTGGATGGGTCTTAGTATGGAAGAGAATATTCGTCGATTAGATAAAGAAGGAATCGAAACATATGTTGTAGACGGAGATTATCGTTTCAGGTACAAAGATCCTGAAAAAAATATTAAACGTATCTTCTTTGAATTTATAAATATAGGTGAAGGAAAAGGCGAAGTCCATTTGAACAGTTATCGTTCAAGAAAGGATCAGCCTTTTTATTCGTCTATTGAGGAAATTTATGAACTGCTAAAAGAAGATTGTCCTCACGTTCATACATTGAATGTTGTAGATTTTTCAGGGGATAAGTATGAAGGTTCATATCAGTATAATTTACAAAATCATGTTAAAAATAAATTGTCTGAAAATTGTTGATAAATATATAAAATACCCTACTCGATTTTACTAAATATGGTATTCTTACTATAAATAAATAAAAGGGGTTGAGGGTGGCGTATGCAAGATTACAAAGTTAGTAATGAAAAAGTAACAAAGCTTCTTAATGAGTGGTATCAAGAGATGAGGGCTCAACAAATTTTAAAAGCCACTCAGTTAAAAAAAGAGATAGATACCCAAATTAATGCTTTAGCTGAGCAAGATCAAAACCTATTGTTGTATTACTCTTTATTAGATTTTAGATATAAGTTACTAACTGATGACTTTGGAATTGGGAAAGACAGTTTTGACAGAATCGAAGAATTAAATACTCCAAGTGATCAAATGTTGAATTACTATTATCATTTCTTTAAAGCAATACATTCTACTGTCCTTACAAATTTTTCTGAAGCAAAAGAACATTATACCAAAGCTGAAGAGATGCTGAATCATATTCCGGACATATTAGAACGCGCAGAATTTTACTACAGATTCTCAACTTTTAATTATCAGACGTATCAACCTTTAGTAGCGATTAAATATGCTGATAAAGCTAAAGAAATCTTTGCTAAGCATAAAGGATATGATATAAATGTTGCGTCCTGTGAGAATGTGTATGGTCTAGCTTGTGTAGATTTAAAACAATACGAACTAGCTGAAGAAAGTTTTAACTCATCTATTAATATTTTAAATAAAATGGACGAGAAAAAATTAATCCTGCGAGTAAGAAGTAATTTAGGATGGCTATATGCAAGTCAAAATTTATCTACTTTAGCAATTAGACATCTTTCTGAGGTTACTCATAATATCCCTAATCATTTCAAAGCTTTATTCTCAGAAGCAGAAGAGAACTATAAGTTAGGGAATAATGAACAAGCTAAAGAGTTGATTACCAGAGGATTAGATATTAGCCATAAAATTAATAATGTAGAATATCTACATAGATTTAGAATCCTGCAGAAGTTAAATGAAAATGTACCAGCTACTGATCTAGAGGTAGTTGTTAAAGAAGGACTTTCTTACTTTGAGAAAGAAAACTTATTAGAGTGTATGCAAGAATATACCGAAAAGCTAGCTTCAAAATATTATGAAGAAAATAATACGGTTAAAGCAAGTGAATATTATTACCGAAGTGTTAATGTTAAAAAACAATACTTTGAAAAAGGAGCATTAAAATAATGAAAAAATTAAAAGCATTGGTATTAGGTATCGCATTAACCGGTACATTCGCATTTGGATTAAGTCTTGTTCATACTGAAAATAGTAATTTATCCGAAGAAAAATCTTATGAGTATGTTCAGTACATGAACAGGGGAGACACTTGGTAATTCTGTTTGGTTTTCAGTGGAATTTAGTGAATTCTAGGGGAATCCCATTTAAAACACTTCAAGAGTAATTTCTTTAACATATATAGGTCTACGAGTAAATGAATTATCAAGCGATCCGTAAACTGGGTCGCTTTTTTGTTTGTATTCACTTTTAGAAACAATATTTATTAATTCCAGAAATTACCCTTGAATTTATATAGATAACTGCTTATTTTACAACAAAGATCAAATCAAGCATCAAAGAGTGATTAGAGTATAGAAGAACATATATATGTGATTTATCTTCAACTAGATTTATATTGTTCTTCTCAAAATATTGGTTGGGGCTAACGCCCCTTCTCATTTTAAATAAAGGGTGATTTAAAATGGTTTCGCTTAGTGAATTAAAAATTACTCCTCCCAGACCTTATGTAAATACAGGACCAAGGTATTTTGAGATGGAGTATATGGCTGAGCCGTATCAACCGATTGAAACAACATGTGTGAATCATAGTTTGCGTTCGCCTTACATGAGAGAACCAGACAGCATAATGGAGTATATGGTTATGGAAAGAGAAAATGAACGCAGCAGAGATACTATGAATAGACTCACGGAATTGCACCATGATTTTGTTCGTAGTCACAGAATGCGACCAAATGCCATATTTCTTAATCGTGACGACCATCATTATGTAAGAAGATATAGCGATATCCAATACAACGGTATTGAAGAAACCTTTCAGGGGCTTAAAGTAGTGCCAACTATAGCTAATAGGTCTTATGTAGGTATCGTAAATTTTGAACATTAAGAAGGCTCTTAGAGTCTTCTTTTTTCTAAGTATAAAATTGAATAATTAGATTTCAAATGTTTAATATGATGTGAATTCTAATTAGGAGGAATAATCATGAAGGAAGAAGAGATTATGGAGTCATTAAAAATACAAATGGAGACTCACATAAAACAACTCCGGGATCAGGGTGTTCGACCTCAAAATATTGAAATCGAATTGCTTCACTTTGCAAAAAAAATAATTTACAAAGAAAAACATTAGGTTGTTAATGGGAGGAGTCTATGAAATTCACAGGCATTATTCAATATGTGGATAGTAAAGGGCGTATAGGTATCCCTAGAGAATTAGCTAACATATTGGAAATTCAAGCAGTGCCTGTAGATTTTACTGTAGAAAATGGACTGCTTGTTTTGCAACGGCATAGAGAGGCTTGTATCATAACTGGGAAAGTATCAAGACGTAATATTTCATTGGCAAATGGAAAAATAAAAGTACATCCCAAGGAAGTAAATCAATTAATAGAAGAGCTAAAAGAATATCTAGAAAAAATAGATTGATACCAGTAGACAGAAATAATTATTTATTGGAGGGTTGTTTATGAAACCGACTTTACATGGAATAAATCAGTTAAGCAATGTTATTGTAACTAGGATTCCGTCGGATAAAATTAATGTAAATGCTCTTATTGAAACATTTGAAAGTAATCAGGATAAAGCTACTCCTACGGAATGGCTGCAACAATACGATGAAATTGCTTCTATATATAAGATTTTATTCACAGAAGGTGAACTTCCACAAGAAATGATAGATAAGACATCTCATGAAGTATTAGAGATGGCTTGTGAACACATTTCTCATGACCTTGAAGAACTCATTGAAGAACCAACGACTAGCAATGGTCGTGATTATTATTATGAATTTGGTAGAAGTTTAGGAGTGGAGGAGCAAGCTTCGAAATTAAAAGAGCATTTAGCTGAGGATTGTGATTTTATATGATTAATCATCTTGAAGCAGGATATTACAGAGATACACTTCGTTATTATTCCTATGTTAAAACTCAAACACATATAAATAAATTTGTTGAATACCCAAGAGACATTGTAGAGCCCACTTATATTAGTTTGGGTGAACAGATGTCTTTTTGTAATTATATACCCGAAGTATTAGAAGGTCTAACGAGTTCAACGTGTTTAGATTATCCTAATGAAGATTTCGGCCGTTGTATCGGAAACATTCAATCAAATGTTCAAGATCATTGTCCAATTGAGGTAGCTGGTATTTTTCATTTTGGTTTATTGTTAGATCATCTTCATTTATTTACAGAAGCTGAGGAAACTGAACTAAAGGCTCGAATAGATGATATGTTTCATAATTTAGGTGACGTATGTATGAGTTTTAAAGAGTTTTACGAAACGTATTTTGCAAGTCAGTTTTTCGGAGGATATTCAGCTAGATATACACAATTTGAAAAATATATGGAATATACCTATATAATTTGGTGCGATTTTGAATTCCATACCACTGAAGAATTCGGACCTAGATTTATGGGTGCTTATTCAAAATTTGCTGAAGAATATTATGAATTCTATAAAGAATTAGTAGATGAAATACAAAGGAGAAAGCAGGTGGACGCATGTTAAAGTTTCCTGTATTAGAAGCTAAACGAAACCTGTTCGTTCAAACTCTAATTAAAGCATATGACATTACAGATGATGGATTAATTCAGTTCTTAAAACAATGTACTTCAGAGGAATGCGATTTATACATACATGAGTTACAAGAGGCATTACCTTACATATTCGATTTTGATTTTGATTGGATTGATGTACCTCATGAAGTTTCTGAAGACCATGCAGAAGGATGGAATTATTTTATAGTTGGGGCTATAAGCGTTCCTTCATTATTACCTTACGCTGATCAACCGACCTTTATTGAATTCACAAGGAATATTGAAGTACTTACAAATACAAGTTGTGGAAACTTAATTGAGTTTGTTTACTTACCAGATTCTAAAATTGCATCTAGTGATGACCCTGTTCATTCTACTTTCGCAAACCAACCTGGTACTTTCATGATAGGCATGCAAGACAATGGAGGTCTTGATATAAACGATACAATTGAATTTTTAACAGAACTTAGAGATGTTAACGATTCTATTAATTCATTAGTTGAAGGGAGAGAATTATAAAATGATTAAAATTACAATTGGAAATGAGAAATTACCACTTGTCGAATACGAAAAGAATGGGGCACAACGCTCATTCCATATAGACCACAATACACTATTTGAATTTGTACAGAAGAACTGCTACGAAACAAAGACAAATACTAAAAAGTTGGATATACCTGTTTTTGAAACACCTGCATTACCACCTGGCACTGTTAAATACATGGCTTTACCAGACGGAAAGATTGTTTTATTCATGGAGAAGAAAGAATTCAAACACAACTTAACATATCATTCAACAAAATATAAACAAATTCCATTCCCGAACTTATTGTTTGTTTTCGTATTTAGACCGAATGGAGATAAATATATTCTTGAGAATAAGAGATGCTATGCATTCCGAGATAAAGTATTTCGTGACACAACTAAGCTATATCGTTTTCCTTTTTCACATGTACAGAAAGATGGAGAAATGTGTTTCTTCTTTTTAACAGAAATGCAGGATTTAGCTCAGATGTCATCCTTTATTCATAACTGGCTTTCTGCAGCGTTTACAGATCATTACTATAACTTAGAGAATAAAAATAAATGGGGTTGGCCTTTGCGACAAATCTTTAGTGAGACGCAGGGACAACCTCATTTTAATTATGACAAATTAATTGAAGAGGATTATACATCAGTGGACTTAGTTCAAAGATTCGTTAATGTGTATTTCCCAGTAAAATAGACCGCCAATATTAATTCATTAGGAAGAGGGTATTTATATGACAGAGAAAAAAGACTTATTCGGTAGTATTGATTTATCACAAAACGACTTCTTAGATCCAGCAGAATCAAAAAAGTTTGATGGGCTATTTCAAACAACAGCAGGCACAAATTTATTTGATAATCCTAGTAGTAACAATCCATTTGATAATGTAATACAGACTGAACCACCTGTAGTAGTTCAAGTGAAAGAAGAAGAGAAACCACCTGTAGTTCAGGTTAATAAGGAAGAAAAGAAACCAGCAGCAGGTAAGGCAAAGGGAAAAGATAAGAAGACTACTAAAGTAGATACAACTTGGAATATCGCCTATGCTGCACAGCAATATAATCCACCAGAAAACGATATGACTTTAGAACAAGTTCGTGAATGGCTGGAACTAGATTACCCTGAACTGTCTAAAGAACGTTGTCATATGGATGTTGATGCAGACAAAAAACTAATTGTGCCTATCGTAAAAGGCGCAAAGAATGGGTGATTGAATGAGAGCGCTAGAATTTTATCCAAGTAGAACAATGCATTTTGATATTGTACAAGTTGGTTGTGGAGGAAATGGGGGATATATAACGCAGCGATTAGCCAAGTTAATATCCTCTTTAACTAAAAATTCAAGTCATACAACATTTGATTATACATTGGTTGATTTAGATAGGGTTGAAGAAAAGAACTTGCAAAGACAACCATTCTTACCTAGAGATTTAGATAAGAATAAAGCGAAGGTCTTGGCAGAGAGATATGGAATGTCGTATCAGTTTCCTATCTATCATCGTGAAGAATATGTAGAGTCAGTCGAAGAATTATCGAATTGTTTCCGTTCTAATCAGGAGACATACGTTCTTGATTCTTCTCGTGTTTTGTTCCGTGTATTAATTGGCGCAGTTGATAACCATGCTTCGAGAAAAATTATGCACGAATACTTTCTGAAAGACCCTAACATCATCTACATAGATTGTGGAGTTGACGGTGTATTATTTGAAGGAACAGATGAAGAAAAAATTCGTTCAGGGTACGCAGGTCATTGCGTAGTTGGATTACATCATAACGATACGATGCTTACACCGGTTGCTGGAGTTTATCCGGATATATTAGAAGACAGTGAGAGTCTTTTACCTTCACAAAGTTGTGGCCAGAATATTGTTTCTCAACCACAAAGAATGCAATCAAATGAAATGGCTGCATTGATTACAATGGGATACCTAAATCAAATCTTTGCAGAAAGAAGACTATATCATCACTATACAAACTTTAACGCTCTTACTCATTCATCAAGAGCTACATTATTACCAGTTAGACCTAAAACGGAAAGAGATGCTAAAAATGTGTAAAAGGTGACGTCAGTTGTTTGTAAGTTTAGAAATAATCACAAAGTAGATTATTGTTCTGATGTATTACCTGTAAAAGAAAAGTAAGAAAACATCCTTAAGAGGGAGGGGCTAACGCCCTCTCCTTTTTTAAAATTAGTTAAACGAAAGAGTCCTTTTGCCGAAGGGCCTTTTCTTTTGCCTAATTTATTGCCGAAAAAACTATTGCCCTGTTATTGCATTTTTAGAAACAACTGCTTACGTTCATCTAAGTCAATCAGATCGTGAGAGGAGTAAGTAGATTATGAAAACAGTAAATTCAATTCAAAAACAAATCGATTCATATGAAAAGGAGAGAATATTAATGAACGTACAACAATTTGATCACTTATTAAAGCGAGTAAACATCGAAGAGGACAATGCTGTTAAGCAACGCATGTTAACAGTTATTGAACAATACTTAAGTGCATTATCATCTAACACTGTAGTAGTGCCAGATGTAGAAAAAACAGTAGCACCAGTTGAAACAGTTACAGAGGATGTTGTTCTTCCTGTAACAGAGGAAACAGTATTAGGGTCAAGCGAAGAAGTAGAAATGAATCAAAATAACGCAGCTATTCTGTACAATCAACAAATGGAACAAAGATCCAAAGAAGAAGATGCTAAATTAGCAGAAGAACTTCTTCAAGCTAAAGAACAAGAAGAGGCAGATGCAAAATATGAAGCAGCTGTTATGAATACTAAAGAAGTTCAAACTGTTGAAGATATGGAAGACGAAGCTAAAGCAAGATTAGAAGAAGCTGAGCAAGTAGAACTACCAATCGACACACCAATTGAAGAACCAATAGTAAAAGTAGAACCAGTAACGGAAGAAGTAGTAGAAACACCAGTAGATTCAATTGAGTATGTAGAAGAGTTTGGTCTTATTTCTACAGCTAAAGAAGAAGAGCACATGAGTCAAATCATTGAGCGTGGTGGTGTTATTTTCCGTGAGAAGCGTTCATTCATGTTAATGCTTTGCTTAGATGATGAAGTAGTTGCTATTGCTAAGACAATTAAGTTAGAGCAATTCCCAGAGCATGTACAGAAACATCTTAAGAGCGATGGATTCATTACTTGTGATGTAGTTTCATTTGGAGAAGTAACTAAGCGTTCTCGTGCTCGTTACACAAATGTTACATATAAAAACCTTCAATTATTAGAGAAGGATCATTGGGTTGTAAAGAACGTTACAAACCTTTTAGAAAAAGGAGAAGTTCCAGAACACGTTAAAGAAGAAGCTAAAGAAGTTGTAGCTGAAGAAAAACCTGTTCAAGTAGTAGCTCCAGAAACACAAGAAGAAGTGGAAGAAAAACCATTTATCGTAGCTAGCTTTATGCTTCACCCAAGCTTTGTAGGAACGTTTGCAAATCAAAAAGAAGCTGTTATGGCTCAAAAATATGGAATTAGTTCTGCAGATGGAATCGCTAGATTATTTACGCAGAATGCTAACGGTACAGTTGTAGTTGGTGTTGATGAGAAAACAGCTCTTAAACCAAACAACTATATGGCTACCATCCTTGATTACACAATGAAAGAGCAAGATGGAAAAACATTTGCTCAATTTAAATTAGATGCTAGTGTTATTGAACCGACTGTGCAGCCGGCGCCAGTTGCTCAAACACCTGCAGTAGAAACACAAACTGAACAAGCACCAGTAGAAGTAGTAGCTAAAGGAGAAGTCCCATCTGATTTCCCTTTAACTAATGAAATTGCATTACCATTACATCCGATGGCAGAATCTATGTTTAGCTTAGAAGCTGCTAAAGCAATGGTTGGACAAGTTGTTCACTTAGGATTATTCACTCGTCCAGAAGAACAGCTGAAACGTGTTTCATTAATGTACGATGTATTTGAAATGGCAACAGCATCTAATACATTAACAAAAGAAACAATTCGCAATTCTAAATGGTTAGCTCGTATTACAGATGTTAGCTTAATAAAAGATGAGGTAAAACAACGCACATCACTATTCTTAGTCTTTGATCGATTAGAAGAAGTAACAGTATTCCCTTATGAAAAAGAAGGGGAAGCTCGTGAAGTAACAAGTTTCTTACCAATCAATGAAGAAGTATATACTGAAAGACAACAAGAGTTAGCCAATGCACATGCAGTTGTTAAGACAGAAGCTACTCCTGTAGAAACTCAAACAACTCCAGTAGTTGAAAATGCACCAGTAGTAAACGCTCCAAAAGAAACGGTATCTGCGGAAGCGTTAATGAATAAAGAATACAATCCTGTAGAAGCGAAACAATTAATCAATCCTACTGCAGGTACTAACTATACACAAGGATATCAAGAACTAGTTCAATCTCAAGCGAAAGATATGAGTGGAGCGGTTCAAGAAATTCGTAATCAAACGCAAGTATTACCAACTTCTCGTCAAGAGTTGACAGAAGCGGCAAATGGATTAGTTACAGGTGTTATTAATCAAACACTGAAAGAAACAGGAATCCATACACAAACTGAGCAAAAACAAACTGTTCAAGTAATGGGCAAATTTACAAGACGGTGCAGGCAATTTAACTCAGACTGAAACAGTTATTCGATTTGCGACGGGCTACTCACAGCAATCTTGGGCACAATCAGTCGGCAAAACGAATTGACACTAAAGAGTGAGTTACAATTTAGGAAACGGGCACTGTAACAAATATACTAGTAACAATGGGTAAGGTAAAAACGGAGCAGTTGTTAGCAACAAGGCCAAGTGCACTATGACTGAAGCTCTATTGTTGGACGGCAACCAACATTCAGCAACTCTATTAGGCATTGAAGGAGCAACACAAGAGCAACATGGATATGTTATCTCTCTTCGTTTAGGAGAGTTCAAATAAAATAGCTTAAGTTTAACCTTGAGCCAAATTTAGGAAGTGGTTAATTTAGTCGTGCATTCCAATCTATACGGAGGTGTACGACTATGGCCATTTCAGTTAAACAAAATCTTGTGGCTACAAGCAAATACCCAATCAAGTGTCCTTATTCTATGAAAGCAGAGTACATTACAGTGCATAACACTTATAATGATGCGCCTGCTAAGAACGAGGTAAATTACATGATCGGAAATACTAACGAGGTTTCATTCCACTTCGCAGTAGATGATATCGAAGTTATTCAAGGTATTCCGGTTGATCGTAATGCTTGGCATTGTGGTGATGGTGGTGGTAACGGAAACCGAAAATCTATCGGTGTTGAAATCTGTTACTCATTATCTGGTGGTCCAAGATATGAAAAAGCTGAAGCTTTATCTATTAAATTCGTTGCTCAATTACTAAGAGAGCGCGGATGGGGAATTGATCGTGTTCGTACTCATAAGAGTTGGACAGAGATTGGTGTTAAAAACGGTAATTCTAGAGCAGTTAAGAATTGTCCGCACCGTATCCTAGATGCAGGACGTTGGAATAGTTTCTTAGCAGCAGTACAAGCTGAACTTAATGGTTCAACTGTAGCGCCGCCAGTAACTCCACCACCTTCTACAGATGGTATTGGTGTTGTTGAGATTCTTGTTGCTGAATTAAACGTTCGTGAATCTGCTAGCTTTGATTCAAGAGTTGTTAAAACTGTGAAGAAAGGCGAAACATACCAGACTTGGGGATTATCTAACGGTCTGTACAATGTTGGAGGAAACCAATGGGTATCAGCAGGTCCTGCTTATGTTAAGTTTACACCTGCAGGAAGTTCTTCTAATGGAACACCTGAAGACTTAGCAGGAAAACGTAATCCAATCGGAAAAATCACAACTACTGCAAACTTAAACGTCCGCACTAAACCTTCGACAGACGGAGATATTATTCGAACTATCTCTAGTGGAGACACATGGAACATCTACGATATTAGTGGTGGATGGGCGAGAGTGCATGATGGTTGGGTTTCTCTAACTTATGCTAATCTAACAAGATACTAATTCCCGAAAAGGTAGGCACATTTTTGTGTCTGCTTTTTTATTTTTAAAAATTTAAAATAGGTATTGACTTTCTTTGACTATAGGGTTGTATTAGTAATCTAGTAACTACATCAAACATTATTTAAATATAAAAAGTTAATGTTGACAAATTAAAAAGAAGTGCTTATGTTATGAAAACAAAATTACAGTATAAGTACTTATGTTGTTAAATATTATTATTCTGGCGTAGCACAGTGGTAGTGCGCTCGGCTGTTAACCGAAAGGTCGTAGGTTCGAATCCTACCGTCAGAGCCAAATTATGCGGACGTGGTGGAATTGGCAGACACGCTAGACTTAGGATCTAGTGCTTCGGCGTGAGAGTTCGAGTCTCTCCGTCCGTATCTAATGTGGAGGGTACTCTAATTGGTAAGAGATCAGTCTTGAAAACTGACGTAGGGTAAAACCGATGGGGGTTCGAGTCCCTCACCCTCCGCCATTATTATGTGTAGCTCAGGTAGAAACGAATCTTTCTCGAAAGCTTATTGGGCCCTATGTATTCTGAAACATAGATGAGTGATAAGTTATTACGGTTAGATTGGTGAGGAGATTGACTATGGTAAACCACTGTATCAGAGCAGGAGGTCATAGTCCAGAAGGGTGGTTCGATTCCAACCATGCACGCCATATTATTATGCAGATGTGGCGAAGTGGCTTAACGCGATTGGCTGCAACCCAATTATCTCGCAGGTTCAAATCCTGTCTTCTGCTTTACATGCGCTTTTGGTCTAATGGCTATGATTTCTGACTTCCAATCAGACGGTACGAGTTCGATTCTCGTAAGGCGCTTATAATGGACATGTAGCTCAGTGGTAGAGCAGATCTTAGTCGACAAAGTGCAGGGGTTCAATTCCTCTCATGTCCACCTTTATATTATAGCTGGCGGGAGGTTGGCAATCTCACTTGGGCTCATAACCCTTGAAAATCTGGTTCGATTCCAGAGCGTTAGCAACCGTAATTAGAATCCGGCATCCATGATTCATATCATTTCACTCACTCCTTTATTTTATGTTACTGAATGCCCGTTCGGTACTGTTTCTGATATGGGTGTCGGATTGTAATTATATCGTGGCGTATTCGACAAGAGGCCTAAGTCATCGGACTTTCTATCCGATATTCGCCGGTTCGAATCCGGCATACGCTACCACTTTTATCATGCTAGGATTTGGGAGGGTCCAAGCCGAATCTTGGTTCAGAGAAATCTGATTTTCCCTTCTAGCACCATACCGAAGTAAGTTCAACAGGCAGACTCAACGATGTAACAATCGGTGGCGTGTAGGTTCGACTCCTGCCTTCGGTACCTGGCTCTTTAGCTCAGTTGGTTAGAGCGTTCCCCTCATAAGGGAGAGGTCGATTGTTCGATTCAATCAAGAGCCATTAATTATATTGGGAATTAGCCAAGCGGTAAGGCAAGAGACTTTGACTCTCTGATGCGGTAGTTCGAATCTATCATTCCCAGCCAATTATATTATGGGTTTTAAAGCAAGAAGAGGTTGGTGCACTGAATGGCCACAGAATTCCTAGGTTCGAATCCTAGTAAAACCCGTCCTTAGCACCATATGCGCCCGTAGCTCAATTGGATAGAGCGTTTGACTACGGATCAAAAGATTAGGGGTTCGAGTCCTCTCGGGCGCGCTTTTATTATCCGGATGTAGCTCAGCTTGGTAGAGCACTTGCTTTGGGAGCAAGGGGTCGCATGTTCGAATCGTGTCATCCGGACTTTTGTTTATGTTTAGGTATTTCACTTTGCCCCTATGGTGTAACAGGATAGCACATGAACCTTCTAAGCTTAGAGTCCAGGTTCGAATCCTGGTAGGGGCGTTAGAACTTTTATAAGTTTCTAATACAACTAGAAGGAGTTTGATATTATTGACAAACCTTTATGATTTAGTGCTAGAGTACGATCGAGAAACGAAAGTAATCACAAAACGAATTGAGATTCCTTGGATTTATGATTATGATTTCAATCAAGGCCGACAAGACTGGCAAATGCCTTCTTACCCTGAAACAGCCTATGATGAGTATGCTAATCAATTCGTACCTCATGTACGATTAGGTGCAAGCTATACAAATCTTTCAGGGAATAAATTGCAACGCGGTACTTACCAAGGAGATTTATCTGCAATTCAAGTAGGTGACTTGATCACTCAAGAGATGCTAGATGGACACTACTTAGTTGGTGGAACTGGCACTCGTAGCCAAGACTATGATAAGGATAAAACGCAAGCAGCTTTATATGGTGTAACTGGAACTCAGTTTAGTCTTGTACGTTACTTAGCTAGCGCACGATTCTACTGGCATGCTACAGATCAACACGTAGAAGATGCATTTGCAAAAGGTCTTATCACAGAAGAAAATAAGATTAATATCTTGTCTGTACACAAATCATATTATCATTAATATCAAACAGGGGCTTATGCCCCTCTATAATGGAGCTGTAGAACAGTTGGAGTGTTCGTCTGCCTGTCACGCAGAAGGTCGCGGGTTCGAGTCCCGTCAGCTCCGCCATTTTATATGCCGGCATAGCACAATTGGTAGCGCAACTGACTTGTAATCAGTAGGTTGGGGGTTCGAGTCCCTCTGTCGGCATCTGCTGTGCGTCTCCCCTTAAAAGAAGTGTCCCTTCGGAGGCGTACAGTTAACAGGACACACATGTCGAACAAAAGGCTGATAGTAGAGAACAACAAACCAGTAGCCTTGTACGGCGACATGCCAAAAACCGTAGCATCTTACGAGATGTGGCGAAAGCTGTTAGGTTGTTTCCGTTCCTTAGCGAACAGAGTAGAAGTGTTCCGACACCCTACTTAAATTTATTTTTCACACACATGTATGACACCAACGAGGGCTAACGCCCTCACCTTTTATGGGTCGGTAGCAAAGTGGTTAAACGCAGTGGACTGTAAATCCACCCCGAAAGGTTCGATGGTTCGAATCCATCCCGGCCCACCATATAGGGGTATAGTTTAAAGGTAAAACAGAGGTCTCCAAAACCTCCGTTGTGGGTTCGATTCCTACTGCCCCTGCCAAAATTACATATGAAGGTGAACTGGAAATTGGAGACTGACTGGTAAAGAGAAGAGGCCGTGGGGTCAATTCCCCACCACCTTCCCAAAATACAGAGAGGTACCCAAGTGGCTTAAGGGGCTCCCCTGCTAAGGGAGTAGGCGGTAAAACGTGCGCGAGTTCGAATCTCGTCCTCTCTGCCATATAATAATAATAATAATTCTCTCCCTCAAATCACATTTAAATTTGTTACGAAACGTGTTTATCTCTACACTTAAAAAGGGATACGGAGAACCGCTAAATGTAGCGGTTTTTTTGTTTTATATAAGGAGCCTTTTCTTGTAGAAAAAACTACTTGGGAAGGCTCTTTTTGTCTTGATTTTTAATTTTTAAGTGCTTACGTTCTGAGAGGAGTTATTCAATTGATCAATTTATCCACAATTCATGAAAGCAACTTAACAGCATTTCATCGAAATCATTTTATTTTAGCGGTAACAGACTTAAAAGATACTTCTATTTTCAAAGACGATGACTTTACTAACGATAATCATATTTCAATCGAAACATGTAGGCGTCTCTTCCCGAATGCTAGTGAAAAAACTGTCGCTAGTCTGCTTTTAACAGCATTGCAGATGAAGATAGAGCAGGGAGAAACGCACTTTTTATTTGTCTTCAATGATGACAATAAAGAAGAGTCTCTTGATGTGATTAATGGTTTAGTTCATATCTTTGAACTTACTCCAACCTCTGATGAACAGGAAGCGTATTTTGACTTCTTAAAAACGTATGAAAAGAATTGGACACACATTCTGATTGCTGAAGAGCAACGCCTAAATAAGATTGGATCAACAAAACAACATTGATTTTAGTAAGAGGGAGAGGGTCTAAATGGCCAAGGTAGTTTTTTATTATGGAAGCATGAACAGCTCAAAGTCAGCACAGTTGATTATGACCGCATTTAATTTCGAACAACAAGGAAAGAACTTCGAGATCGTCAAGAGTTCTCAGGATACAAGGGATACAAAGATTAAATCTCGTGCCCTAAGTATTGAGATGGATTGCACACCAATTACTCATTTCACGGAATTAATTCAGATAGCAATGCTGAAAAAACCTGACTGGTTATTTGTAGATGAAGTTCAATTCATGGACAAGGATATGATCGATACACTTTCACATTTAGCAGATGATTTTGGGATTAACGTTATTGCTTATGGGCTAATGACAGATTTCCAAGGTCAGCTATTCGAAGGAAGTAAGCGATTAGTCGAATCAGCAGATAGTATTCGTGAAATCAAGAACCAATGCATTCATTGTGAGAATAAAGCAAATCGAAATGTGCGCCTAATAAACAACATTCCTGTCTTTGAGGGAGAAGTCGTACAGGTAGGTGGCAATGAGTCATACTCAAGTGTTTGTCGCCGCTGCTACAACAAAATAAGAAGAGAATCTAAATCTACTCAGAAACAATAGGGGTGATATAGCGATGGCAATGCATAAGAAATTGAGCGTTGGAAGCATCTTGTTTACTTATCATGAACCACGTTATGACTATTCGAATCATCGTTATGGTCGTGATAAGTACGTTGTTGAGTTCAAAGCTTTATACATTCATAACCGGCGTGAAAGAACGACTGGGGCGAATGTACCAAAATCACTAATACCTACGCTTGAAAAGTTAGGTGTTAAATATGAAACAAATCATTACGATCAAGACAGTGTTTGTGCTGTTGGATGTAGGAACTATATCTATAGCAGATGTACTTCAGCAATGCCTTATCCTTCAGTTGAGCAAATTAAATTCGCTCAAGAAAAACTTGAAAATGAGTTAAGCGCAGCAACTGCATGCAATGAAGGAGTCTCTTTAATGGAAATAGAATTTGTCCAAGATTTTAAAGAGAAGAAGATGTCTAACAAAGACGCTGTATTTTCGTTGTTAAAACCGCTTCATGACTATGTAGCGAATGAAACATATATATCAAATTAAAAAACCGGAGGTAATTTATTATGTATCAAAAACAATTAATCGTAGGTCGTTTAACTCGTGATCCAGAAAGCACTCCTTATGGTGAAAACACGGTTTGTCGTTTTGCTGTAGCTGTAGATGATGGTTATGGTGACAAAAAAACTACTGATTTCTTCAATGTATCTGCGTGGGGTAAATTAGGTGCGAACGTACAACAGTACACTAAAAAAGGTTCGGTTGTTTTAGTAGAAGGTAAGATGAAGTCTTCTAAAAAAGAGAATATCACTTATTGGGAACTTCGTGCAGATAATATCAAATTCCTTTCTTCTAACAATGATGGTGGACAAGGTAATGGTCAGCAACAACAGTTCCAGCAACAAGGACAGCAGCAGTTCCAACAACCTCAATATCAGCAACAAGGTCAACAACAACAGTTCCAAGGTCAAAACCCTTACGCTCAACAAGGGCAGCAACAATTTCAACAACCTCCATACCAACAGCAAGGACAACAAGGGCAATACAACCCTGAAATGTTCCCTGGTAGCGTGAACATTAGTGACGATGCTTTACCATTCTAAGGTAGGGTATTCGTTTCTTGAGGTGATTATATGAGTACTCAACGACGATTACGATCAGAGTTAAAACAAGGGCTTCATCAATTCATGATGAGCCTTTATAACTCTTATTTACAAACACTACCGCATGAAGAAGCGGTAGAACAAATCTCTCTTTGTTTAGCCGAGGAGTTTGAATACTTTACTAAACAAGCTATGAAACAAGAAGATTCTCTTGATCTTGGAAGCCTTATTAATAAGGTAGAAAAGCGTGCTAGGAGTGAAAGGGACTCTGCAAAGCAGTTCGGGTTGTATGAAGATGTGGAAGTCCTAGTGCGTGCACAGGAGATTCTCACAAAATACAACACGACGGAGGACAATAAATGAGCATTGAAAAATTAATGTCTACAATCAACAAACAACTTGGGGAAGATACAATCGGGTATTCAGTAAATACAGGTCCAACTATTAAACTTTTCTCAAGTGGTTCATTAACAATGGACTTAGCTTTGGGTGGAGGAGTAGCAAATGGTCGTATTATTGAGTACTTTGGTAACTCAATGGCTGGAAAAACAACATTGATGTTTCTTCATATAGCTGAAGTTCAACGTAAAAATGAAGGCTATGTTGCTTTCATTGATATGGAACATGCTATGAATAAAGAGTTAGCACAGCAGTATGGCGTAGACTTAGATAAATTAATCTACGTAAATCCAAAAACTGCAGAAAATGCTGTAGACATTGCTGATAGTCTTATTCGCTCAGGTGAAGTCCGTTTAATTGCAGTTGACTCTGTATCCGCTATGGTTCCTACTAAAATCGTAGAATCATCTGCTGAACAACAAACTATGGGTCTACTAGCTCGTTTCATGAGTACAACAATGCAGAAGCTAACTGGTATTGCTTATGAACATGACTGTACAGTAGGTTTCATTAACCAGATTCGTGAAAAAATCGGTGGATTCAGCCCTGCTGGTACACCAACAACAACTTCTGGTGGTCGTGCATTACCATTCTATGCTTCTCAACGTATCCAAGTAAAAATGGGCGAATACATTAAAGACGGTAATGACATTATTGGTCACTGGGTAAAAATTAAAGTTGTGAAAAACAAAATTGCAATTCCGTTTAAAGAAGCAGCGTTCCCACTTATTTATGGACATGGTGTAGACCGTATTGATGAAGTAGCTCAGGTAGCTATTCTTGCGGGATTTGTTCAGAAAAACGGTGGATGGTGCCGAATCATTGATGAAGAGACAGGTGAAATCCGTCAACATAAAGGCATTGAACTTAAGTTTAATGGACAAGCAAAACTTGTTGCATTCTTACATGAACATAAAGACCTAGCTGCTGAACTTGAAGCGAAAATCCGCGGAGTAGAAGTTGAACTTCCAGATGGTGAACGTGTAGATGAAGATGGTTATGGTGACATGGAAGTAGCACCGAAACCTGAATTACAAGCTGCAGCATAAAAAATAAAACAGAATTAGTCCCTACATGATATTTCCTACTCGATTAGGCTACATTCTGTAACATCTTGAGAGGTATCGAATATGACAATGTTACGTTCAAGCTTTGGTGGACACTTCGCAGGATCTGGTATCGTTCAAGATGCTGATATGCGAGATGATTTTATTATCCGTCGCGGTGTGAAAATTGATCGTGGAGTTTCATTACCCACTGATAAATTTAGCAGCGATAAAGAGGGTAAGAAAGCATTCGATGATTATTGCGAAGCTATGTCCAGCGAAGTAACAACATATAATATGTATGAACAAACAGAGCCCGTTGCTCTATAGTCAAAAAGGTAAGGCCGTTCACTAGGAAGTGGGCGGTTCTTCTTTTTGTCTGAAAATATAAAACAATTACATGAAAAATGAACTAAATGAATCTTAGATGACATCTATGTCATTCAAGACAATTCGATTTTAATTGAAAGTATAATAGCATCATAAGTTGCTAGACAAATTGGAGGAATAATTAAAATGTATATAGATAAAATGTTTGAAGAATTAAAAGCAAAGATGGTTCATGAATTACAACAGGTTACATTATCAAACTTTAACAGATATGAAGAATGGGCTAAACCTCATCACAGAATAATTGAACAGCTTGTAGAATTAAGCAAAATGAGTTATGAAGGCGGCGGTGTAGGACTAGATGTTGTATTAGAACCAACAGAAGTATTAGCACCAGAAGCAATTGTTGTTGAACCAGTAGAAATGGTAGACACATATCCAGTTGGACACGTATTTACTTTCCTTAAGAAAGCATTTGGCGGTGTAATTGAAGAATTAAAATATCCAATTCCAGAAGAGCTAGTTCGTAAGCTTTCTATGGAAAATGAAAATAAAATTGAAGTAACGGGTATCAAAGGTCAATTTCAAGATGGTTCACCAATTTATGAATTCAGTATCGTGGATCGGAAAAATGTTCCGAACCCTTATTTATCAGAAATCAAAATGGGTATCGTTGAGGAAATAGGTAGCCGATTAGTTGTTACAAGTACAAACTCTGGAGCTATTTTTGTAAATGAATCACCAGCTTGTTTATATATTAATGAAAAAGATGCAAACCGTTTTAAAATTTCGAAAGGTGATGTTATTGATGGGCGTTTCTACACAAATAACATTACAAACAGTTTCCGTGCGACATACAAATATGATACAGAAGAAATAGAACAAACAGCTTCTATCGAATCGAAACGATTAGTACATCGTCAAAATAATGCTACTGAATCAGAATTGGGCTTCTCCATGATAGATCGACTTGATAAAAAACCTTTTCTGAACAAAAAAATCCTTTTAGTAGGGCTAGAAGGTCGCATGAATAACTTTAAAGATTCGTTAGATGGAGTAGAAGAAATTCAACTTACTCATCTTACAGGAGATGAGCATAAACAAAAAATTCGCGCTCAGATTCTTAAGTCTGACTACGTAATTATTAGTACTCAAGAAAATAGTCATGATGCAAGTAAGTACGTTGCGAAAATTTGTAATGAATTTTTCGTTCCATGCAAATCAACATCTGCAGATGGATTATTCGGCGTATTAATGGATGTAAAAGAATTAATTGACCAACAAGCAGCTTAATAGGTGAGGGCTAACGCCCTTACCTTTTTTAATATGGGAGGAAAAGTTATGAGCAATATTACTACAGAAGTAAATCATTTTATGGTAGATGGGAAACTGGTTTGCGTGGTCACCACTTATCAGGATGGTTCCTTCCTATGTGACTCAAGACATGATGTTACAAGTGAAGTACATAAAGTTATTGAAGGAATTTCAGTTGGGTGATATAGAATCATTCACTATTATATAAAACAAAAAACTAACAAAAACAGGAGAGTGTTGAAAATGAATAAAGAATTGAGCTTAAATGGGTATGGTTATAACAAAGAGGACAGCAATCAGGATCAGTACCCTCAATTTGAACAAAGCGTAAAGAATTTCTTTGATATGGCTATTAATTCAGGTAAGAAACTATTCACTACAAATGTTGATGAATTATATGAAATCTATTTAAATAATCTACCTGCAGAAGCTCGTCAGCATTATACTTGTAACGCTTGCCGTACTTTCATTAACCGCTTCGGTGGTCTTGTTACTATCGATGAAAATGGAACTATGAATTCTGCAATGTGGAATGAAGATATTACACCACGTTTCTTCGCACCAGCCGTTTCTGCAATGAAAAAAGCGGTGTTAAATTCAAGAGTAAATGGTGTATTTATTCCAGATGCAAGAGTATTAGGTATTCCTCGTACTGGTGAATGGACTCATTTATCTGTCGCATTACCTCAAACATTAGTAAATCGTTCTGTAATTCGTACTGCACATCAAGTTATGGCTGAAAAATTAGAAGACTTTAAAATGCTTATCAGAGCATTAATGGAGTATTCAGTTGATGTAGTGGATCAAGCGGTAGGACTTTTAAAAACAGAATCTTTATATCGCTCAGAGAAGTGCTTAGGTACTGCTGAATGGTTTAGAGAAGTACATGAAAAACGCGACAATGTTAAAAACTCTCGCCATAAAGAAAACATTGTTTGGTTAGCTGTTGCTACGGCACCGACAGGTTTCTGTCATGTTAGAAGCTCAATGATTGGAACGCTTCTTGATGATATCGCTTCTGGTATGTCATTTGATTCAGTTAGTCGTCGATTTGCTGAGAAGATGCACCCATTACAATACCAACGTCCACAAGCAGCTCCATCAGCAGGTAACATTGCTCAAGCGGAAAAGATTGTTGAGAAATTAGGAATTCAAAAATCTTTAATTCGTCGATTTGCACGAGTAGATGAACTAAAAACAGAATGGACTCCTAAAGGTAAAAAAGAAACTATTAAAAATAGTGGAGGTATCTTCTCACATATTCAATCAAAAGATAAGAAGGAATTACCTAAAATGAATGTACCACCTGTCACTATGACATGGAGAAAGTTCATGGAAACAGTTCTTCCATTAGCAGAAGAAATTGAATACCAAGTTAAGAGTGTTGATAACTTCTCAGCTATTCTTACAGCTTCATATGAAGATGCGCCACCTATTTTACAATGGGATAAAGAAGAGCAACGTAATCCTTTCTCTTGGTATGTATACAGTGGAGGTTCAAATGCTAGCAAGTGGAATGTATCTACAGGTTATCAAAAAGTAACGGCAATTACATTCCAGCCGTCTATGTGGTATGACGAAAATGCTCATCAAGGAAAAGCAGTATTCCTTATTTTAGATGGAGCAAAAGATAATCGATTCAATAGTGCTGGTAATGCATTGTTCCCAGAAATCCTTAAATCAGAGTTACGTGAAATCCGCTCAACTCTTGAATCTTATTCTAAGGGTGCAGCTATTGAAGAGTATGACGAAGCTTCTGCTTGTGGCGTTCGATTGCAATATGGTGGAACTTGGAACGCAATGGTTCGTGTAACAACAAAAACAGGAACAGCAGTTTACAAGCTTGATCGTTGGGATTGATAATCTCAACAACTTTAAATAAGTCTCGGGTGATTTCGGTTACCTGAGACTCTTTTTTTCAACAACGACAAAAAACAAAAAAAACAACGAGAGAAAAAGGAGCAATATAAAATGAAAATTATTAACTTCGGAAGTACTTATAAAATTTACGGTGATGACTTAAAAACTTATGACAAACTACCAGCTGCTACATACAAAGTAGAATTCAATCCAAGATCAGGTTTCTCTTTAGAGAAGATTGATAACTTTGAATCAACGGAAGCAAAGATTTATGGAAGTCACCCAGAAAAAATTAATAAAGTATTAAAATCATATGAAAAATTTGAACGTAGCTTAGGTCTTATCTTGAGTGGTAACAAAGGAATGGGTAAATCTATGTTTGTTCAACTTATTGCAGAAGCAGTTGTTAAAAAGGAAATCCCGGTTATTATGGTTACAAAGGCATTCCCAGGGATTGCTGATTTCATTGAACAAATTGACCAAGAAGCATTAATTATCTTGGATGAGTTTGAAAAGATGTTCAATCCTCGTAATGAAGAAGCAGAAAAACAGGAAAACTTACTGGGGTTATTTGATGGTACTTCTCAGAAGAAACGTATCTATGCGATTACGGTAAACGATCTTAATAAGGTAAATGAGTTTATGTTAAGCCGTCCTGGTCGATTCCATTACCATATCCGATTTGATTATCCAACTGCTACTGAAATTGAAATCTACCTAAAAGACAAAATTGCTGAACAGTATCATGGTGAAATCAAGCATGTTGTAGCATTTGCAAATCGTGTAAAGTTAAATTACGACAGCTTACGTGCGATTGCGTTTGAATTAAATGAGGGTTATACATTCCGTTCTGCTATTGGTGATTTAAATATCTTAACAACAGATTCACAACGATATGACGTTAAAGTGATTCTTGATAACGGTAAATCTATCGAATTAAGAAGTAAGAGTATCAATCTGTTCAGTGAAACGATTCAACTTAGTGGTTATATGCATGGTGGGGATTACTTCTCTATGAGTTTTAACCCAGCAAATATCGTTGAAGAAACACATAAAATGCTTGTTGATGGAGAATTTGTAAAAGCAAAATTCCAAGATGAAGATGATGAGCCATTAAAAGGAATCAAAGTGGAGTCTGTCATCATTACACATGCAGCTGAAGCTGGTGTTAACTACAAATTTGCTAGCTAATTTATAAATAAAACAAAACATGGCTCTCCCTAGTGGAGGGCCTTTTTATTTGGAGGGAATTACATTGTCAACAACTGCTACTATCACAAAAGATTCAGAAGTACGTTTCACCATAGAAAACAAGTCGGGGTATTTAAATGCAGAACTAGGTATTCGCAAAGTGAAGCTATTCAAACCTTCTACCAAACAACAAGGAATAGGTATTGTTACAACGATGTTAGTTGATGCAGGGATTGGAGAAACCCGTATTGTCGTGTTCAACTCTAAAGAAAATTCAGGCGAACTTTACCTACGTGCTCCTCAATCAAAAAGCTTTGTTGGTGGAGAAGTTAAATTCTATGACGAAGTAAAAATCAATAAATCTTCTCAAGATTATTTACTTTCTCTATTGGATTCCTACGTAGAAAAAGAGAATGTTCAGCGAGTGAAATTACTCTAATTCGCGGGTTGACTTTCCTATTTCTAAATCCTTACGTTATAGCAAGAAAAGAAAAGGGAGGATGGAAATTGGCTTTAATAGATGATTATCAGAAGGATACTTTAAAACTTATCTTGGCTCAAGAATGGATTCCAGATAATCGTGCAGTATGGGAAGATGGATCACCAATTGCAACAAAACGAATTTTCGGTGTTGTTAATCGTTATGATTTATCAAAAGAATTCCCAGCACCAACAACTCGTCCGCTACCATTAAAAACTATCTTTGATGAAGTAGATTGGATTTATCGTAAACGTTCTAACAACGTAAATGATATGAGAGCGAAAATTTGGAACCAATGGGCATTTAAAAAAACAAGACTTAGATTCTCAAAAACATTTCCTTTTGTTCGATTAGAGAAAAAGGGTTCAATTGGTGAGGCATACGGATATCAAGTAGCTAAACCTATATTCGGTTACGACAACCAAATGGATTATGTCTTGGGAGAACTAAAACGAGATCCATTTACTCGTAGAGCAGTAATTGAAATGTGGAACGTAGATGATACAGGAAGAATGAATTTACCTCCATGTGCTCACCACTTACAATTTTGGTCAGATGGAAAGAAAACGAATCTGATTTTAAAACAAAGATCTCAGGATTTTGTTACAGCAAATGCTTTTAATGTATGTGAATACGCAATACTTCTACATATGGTTGCTCGTCATATTGGGCAAGAAGTAGGGGAATTGTTACATATTATCGGAGATTGTCATATTTACAACAAACACCTTGAATTGGCAGAAGAGCTTGTTAAAAGAGAGCCTTATGCCGCTCCTACTTTATGGATTAATCCCGAAAAAACAGATTTTTATAGTTTTACAGCAGATGATTTCCGCTTAGAAAACTATGATAAACACCCACAAATGAAAATTGAGGTTGCAGTATGATTAGCCTTATTGTAGCTGCAGATGAAAACAATGCAATTGGATTTGAGAATAAATTACTTTGCCGATTGAAGGACGATATGAAACATTTCATAAAAAAGACAAAAGGCAAACCAATTATTATGGGCTATAAAACCTTTGCTTCACTTGGTCATAAACCATTAAAGGATCGATTTAATATTGTACTTACTAGAAGCCCAATGGCTTTAACACTGGATCATCTGCATTTAGTAGGTGAGAATCTTGTTTTTGAAAGTTTAGAGTACATTCAATTCATGATTGAACAATCGAAAGATAAAGAGATTGTTGTTATTGGTGGTCAGCAAACTTATGAATTGTTCTTACCGATGGCTTCTCGTGTCTATCTTACGCGCATTCATCATTCGTTCCCAGAAGCAGATTCATACTTTCCTATGTTAGACAGTTCGGAATGGTCGTCTAAATTAGATGCAAAACATGCAGAAAGTGAGGATAATGATCATCCGTTCAGTATATATACTTTTGAAAGGAAGGGTTAAATATGTTAAGGAATCGTTCATGTTCATGGTGTGATGGCACCGGTATTGTGAAGAGTGGCTTTTGTAGTATGTGTAAAGGAAAAGGATATGTAGAAGTACTTAAACAAGTAGAAACTTCTTCAAAGAAGCAACCTAGTTTAGCTTGTCTTATTCGTTCTATTTCCAAGCATACAACTCCGGAGCAGTTTTCGAACATCATGAATGATTGTTAAGACTTACCCAACTAGAGCAAAGGCTCCTTGAAAAAGGGGCTTCCTTTCTTAAAAAGTGAATACCCTCAACAATTAATGTGAGGAGGGACTTATATGTTCCAGAGTAATCAAGGAGGAAAACAAATGACAGCAGTAACTACAGAAGCTCCGCCAGTAGAGCAAGACGTTGTAGAAGAACCCGTTAAATTAGAAAAGAACTATTTTGCGGAAATGGCAGGTATGGATGTAACGAAATACCTAGAAAAGAAAAATGGATTCTCTTATATGAGTTGGGCTCATGCAGTTGAACAACTTAAACGAAAACATCCTGATGCAAAGATTAATGTAAAACGTTTCCCTGAGCCTGAAACAGGTGGTCTTTTAGTACCATATATAAGAACCGCTCTTGGATACTTTGTAGAAGTAGAAGTTATCGTAAATGGTGTTTCTGTCTCTGAACCTTTCCCAGTATTAGACTTCCGTAATAAGCCAATCGCTAAACCTACAACATTTGACATCAATAACAGCATCCAACGTGCAAAGGTGAAAGCTATTGCAGGTCATGGACTTGGACTATATGTATACGCTGGTGAAGACTTACCAGTTGATTCTGATGATAAGGGGCCTAATCAGGCTCCTCAAAATTATCAGCAACAGAATTATCAACAACAACAACAACAACAGCAATATCAGAATCCACCACAGCAACAAAATCCTTATGCGGCTACAGAGCCACAGAAACACCAAATGCGTGATTTAGCAATGCAAATCGCAACCTTAACTTTAGGTGCAGGAGCTACTCAAGAAAATGTGGTGGCTAAGTTGAAGGATATTTATGGGCAATTTAAAATCACTTCAAACCTTACAAAGGAAATTGCGGATGTGAAAATTAATGAACTTGGGGCAGCGGTTAAAGCAATTCATGATAATCGTATGGTCCAACAAGCTCAAGTAGCGCAGCAAACACAATCAAATACCTTATTCAATATGCCACAGGCTCAATAATACTTGTTTCATGTGGTCTAAGTTAGGAATAGAAAAAGCATGATATGGTTCTTACTTCCGTAAATCGTTATGGTAGCTAAGTACCATATTTTCTTTTTCGAGGTGTTGCATATGTCCAAAGAATTTATTATGGATAACAAAGGGGCATTAATTCGTATTATTGTCTTTGCGTTAGCTTGGTTGAACCAATACTTGGTTGCCAAAGGTCAACAACCGTTACCTGTTGTAGGTGAAACGGAGATTGCTGCTGTTCTTACTTTTGTCGCGTCAGTAATGACATTGGTAAAAGATAATAAAGTAGCACCTAAGACGAAAGAACCCAAGTAATAGTGCCACCTTGTAAGACGAGTTTAAAAGCTCGTCTTATTTTTTTTGCTGACTTATTGACGAATCCGATTTAACTGCTTACGTTTCCATAAGAAGTTCAGGGAACGAAACAACTCAACACCTATAGTTAATCGAAAGGGGGAGGTAATTTGTTAGCTACAGTAGAGAATCCTTTGATGGGTACATTAAATAGTAGCCAACAAAGAGCAGTTTTAACAACAGAGGGACGAGTCCTTGTGTTGGCCGGAGCTGGTTCTGGAAAAACAAAAGTACTAACTACTCGTATTGCTTATTTACTGCAGCAGGGTGTAGATCCTTGGCGTATTCTTGCCATTACATTTACGAATAAGTCTGCTAAAGAAATGAAGGAACGAGTAACTGGTATGGATAGTCGGGCTTCTAAGAGCTGGATTGGTACATTCCATAGTATCTGTAACCGTATCCTATCTACTAACATTCATCATCTTGGTATGGATATGTTTACACTGATGGACGATACAGATCAAAAAGCATTAGTTAAGACCGCTGCTGTCCAACTAGGATTAGAAGCAGATAAGAATATTGTCTACAACCTTCTTTCTCAAATTTCATTGTGGAAGAATGAAGCGATTAGTCCTGGTCAAGCTCAGTCTAATAGCACAGGAGATAAAGAAAAGCTTGCGGTTTCTCATATCTATCAAAAGTATGAAGATTTAAAGGCTATTCATAATTACTTTGATTATGATGATTTACTGCTTAAGACAGTTCATCTATTTCAAAACAATCCTGAATTATTGGGTAGGTATCAGAATTTATTCCGTTACGTACTTGTAGATGAGTTTCAGGATACGAATAAAATTCAGTTTGATTTAATTGAAATGCTATCTCAAAAGCACGGAAACATTTTCTTAGTTGGTGACGCGGATCAATCTATTTACTCGTTCCGTTCAGCAAAGATTGAAAACATCTTAAGCTATCAGAAAATACATCCGGAAACTCAATTAATCTTACTGCAAGAAAATTACCGTTCTACTCAAAACATAGTTAACGCTTCTAACTCTCTTGTTGGTAACAACAAAATGAGATTAGAAAGAGAAGCATTTTCTGTAAGTGGAGTAGGGGATGACATTCATGTGTTCCGATTCAATGATGCATCGAGGGAAGCAGATTTTGTTGCCCGGATGATTGTAAATATGAAAAAGGCGACTCAATGTGATTGGAAAGACTTTGCTGTTCTTTATCGAATGAACTTCCAATCGAAGCATTTAGAACTCGCTTTACGTGATGAGAACATTCCATACAAGATTGTAGGAACAACTTCTTTCTATGATAGAAAAGAAATTAAAGATCTTGTTTCGTATATTCGTGCAAGTCATAACTTAACAGATGATTATGCTCTTGAAAGAGTCATCAATGTACCTAGTCGTAAGATTGGTAAAACAACGATTGAGAAAATCTATGCATTTGCTCATGAAAGAAGAATCCCATTCTTTGTTGCTTTACAGAACATTGATGAGGTAGCAGCGCTATCAAAGATTAATAAATCGACAGTTGCAAAGATTAAGGAATTTGCGACGTTAATGCAAGAGCTTAGTCAATTAGCATTAGTTGGTGAATTCTCTGCTACTAAATTTATGCAAACACTTATTAAGAAGACTGATTTTATGGGTCAGTTTGATAAGGAAAAAGAAGAAGATGAGACTAGAATCGAAAACGTAACTCATTTACGTGATTATGCTCGTCATTGGGATGCACAAGAAAAAGAAATAAATAGCTTGGCTCAATTTGTTTCTGAAATTACTTTAGATGGAGATTCAGATGAAGATGAGGAAGACTTTGTTACTTTAACATCTGTTCACTCTGCTAAAGGTTTAGAATGGCCTGAAACATTCGTGATTGGATTGGAAGATGATGTGTTTCCACATTATCGTTCTAAGCAAAAACTCTCAGACTTGGAAGAAGAGCGACGCTTAATGTATGTAGCTATGACCAGAGCTGGAAAACGACTGTACCTAACTCATTCTGCCTTTAAGTATGAGTATGGTTCCCAGAAACCGATTAGACAAAAACCTAGTCCGTTCTTGGGAGAGATTCCAGACAACTATAAAACGGTCATGATACAAACGGCTTAAGTCGTTATTCTCCAGGAGGTAACATCCAACATGAATATTTTAAAACTATTTAAAAACAAAAAAGTTAGAGGCTTTGAAGTGTTAAACGATTTTAAAGAGCACTTCGAAAACTTTTCGGTCTTAAAGCCAACTCGTAAGACACTTAACGCAGCAGGTTATGATATTGCTGCAGTCGGTGATTATGTTATTCCACCGAACTCAAAGGCTATTATTAATACAGGTTTAACTGCTTATATGAAAGAAGATGAGTGGTTAGCTTTATTTGTAAGAAGCGGCTTAGCGTATGGGAAGGATTTAACCTTACAAAATGCAACTGGCGTTATCGATGCTGATTTTTATGGCAACCACATTCGAATTCTACTTCGCAATGAAGGAACAGAACCATTTGTTGTGAATCATGGAGATCGTATCGCTCAAGGTATTTTCCTTCCTTATCTTACTGCTGATGATGATTATGCTTCAGAACTTCGCACTGGTGGATTTGGTAGCACAGGTGGGGTGAGCGCAGCATGATTATTATAGCACTTGAAGGTTTAGATAAGTCAGGTAAGAAGTCGCAGGCAGATAAACTACACGAAGCTTTGTACGAACGTGGCTACAATGTAGAACAATCTGAATTTCATCGTTATGATACACCAACTGGTGGGTTGATTCGTCAGTTTCTTGATGGAGAATATAACCCAGGGCAACTTGCGATTGAGTGTATTATGGCAGCGGATAAGTATGCTCAGCTTAATTGGTTCGAAGAATTAGCAGAGAAGTTAGATGTTCTTATCTTAGATCGATACTTAGTAAGTCAACTTGTTTACAGTACAGCAAATGGTGTTGATATCGATTTTACAGCTAATTTACTGGACCGTATGCCAGAGCCTAACTTCCAAATCTTTTTAGATATTGAACCAGAAGAATCAATGAAGAGAAAAGGAAAGCATGGCGAAAACGATAAGTACGAAAGCGATAAAGAATTATTAACAAGAGCTCGTGATCTGTATCTTCGTTATATGAAGTTAGAAGAGGAAGATGGGAATGCAATGATTTTAGATGGTACATTAGCCGTCGAAGAATTGCATCAACAAATCCTGGAGCGCACATTATCTCTATTAACAGAAAGTAAGGGGGAATAGTGCATGAATCCGATTGTTGACATGACCGCAGAACAATGGGCAGCTTATCGTAGAGAGTTAAATCAAAACACACAATCTATTCATATCCCAACGGATGTAAACCCAGCGATGGCTATTAGCATCCTTTCAAGAATAGACAGTATCTATTCAACCCTTCGCATTCAATTCTCGGATTTAGAATCATCCAAAGAGAGAATCGATTTAATGGTAAAAGAAATTGAACGTGTTGGTTTGACTGGAAAAAATGAAGATGAAAGAAAGCGTAACGCTGTTATGGAAGTAAGAAAAATTACCACACAAGAAGGATTAACTTTGTATGATATGCAGCGAGAATCAACAGAACGATACATGTTTATTAAAGGAATTTTAGATGTTCTTATTAACAAGCAAAATCGTCTAATAACAATCAATGGCTTACTTAAATTAGATAAGGATTTAATGGTTTCACAAGAATCTTTCTCTTCTTTAGGTAGAGCATCATAAAACTAAGGAAAGGAGAAACTTACGATGACGATTACGGAACACGCTGTCAGGAGGTATAAACAACGTGTAGGGAAAAGAACAGCTTCTAAAAAACGTGTTGTGATGCAAATAAATCGAGATCTTGCTCGTGATGTGAAATACAAAAAGAAATCTAAAGTTAAAGATCATTACATTCTAGTCACATCTAGATATCAAGCTGTTTGTTATAAGCACAGAGTAGTTACTATCACAGGATTAAATGAAGATGCTTCTAATTTCAAGCAAACATCTAGTTGCGATGAGGAGTTGAGTCTTGTTGCATAAGTGTAATGAAGAAACACATAACAAGTGTGAAAACTCAGCTCTCTGTCATTTATGTGATGGGGTTCGTCTTTACAAGAACAGTAAAGAGGAGAGAGAACGGAAACTAGAAGCAAGAGAAGCAAATAAACAAGCTGAGCGTAATGCTGCTTTCCGAACTTATAAAAGTGAGAAGAAAGAGGGCATGGCTTTTGAAAAAGATGTAACGAAAAAGTGGAACGATGCTTTCAATAAAGTAAATAAACAAACTGATTTGTTTAAGCAGGGTACTAAAAAAACAAAGATTCAAAAGCCTCGTATACAAGTTAATGAACCGGTAAAGGAAGAACCTCCTAAGCCAATAGAAAAACCAGTTCCTTCTATTATATTATCGTCAATGGGTGCCACACCAACAATGAAGAATAAACCAATCGTAGACGCAAGACGTCAAGCGAACAGCGGAGCTTTGTGGTATGCAAAAGGAGACATTAAAACCCAAGACTACTTAATGGAATGCAAAGAACGAGGTACTATCAACGCACGAGGAGAAAAATCAATAAGTATTCCGAAAGACTGGCTTTTAAAACAAGAACTCGAAGCTTTTCAAGAGAATCGCCCTTACTGGGTGATCCCATTTCGATACAAGAATGACGACTCTATTTATTTAGTAAAGTCATTTGATCAAGAGATCGAGATGTACCAACAAATGAGAATCCTAAGAGAAGAAAATGAGAAACTTAAAAGGCAGATTGAAAAGAATACTTAGAAAAATGACAAAGATGTCATGGAACGTTTATGTAAAGTTAATTGGTATATTAATGCGGAGTATGGCAGAATAAATAAAGTAATAGAACTTATACTTATTCAAAGGGGTTAGGGGTGAAGTACTTGAATTCTGCAAACTTAGGATGGTTTGTTTTATCTCAGACTATTTTAGGGATTGGTAACTATGCAATTATGTGTGCCATATTCCGTTTAAGATTCCATCGACACATTACTATAATTTCGGTAATTTCATTTTTAACTAGTGTGATCAACTACTCAATCTACTTTAATAAGCAGCATGATGGACTTGGTTATCTAGTACCGATTATAGGGATGGTTATATCTTTTCTTTATCTAGCAGCTGTAGAGAAGGTTCCTGTAATTTGGTCACTTGTAGTGACAGTTGCAGGAGGTGTGATTATTCCGCTGATTATTCAAATTGCAATTATATATTGTTCATTTGGATTCTTCAGCCCTCTTGAGTTAAAGGCACATATTTGGAGAAATTACGCAATGGATATCACCTCTGGTTTTATCTATGGTGTAATGGCATTCATTCTTTATTCTCAAGACTGGACTTTCAACTTTAATTTTGAAAGAATACGTTTTAAGCGAGAAAAGCATTTCGTAATAGCAATTTCTCTTTTTGGGGCAGTCTATTTGCCGGCGTCATTCTTTATGTCGCATGTAAGAGGTATTGATTTGAATCTAACATTCTTAGCTATTAGCTCTTCTATATTATTCATAATCCTTCTAGTATTTGCGATAAAAAAAGAAAAGACAGAGACAGAAATAAAATATACCAAAAAAATTACGGAGGTAGAAACCAATGCTTAAGAAAATAATTGTATGTCTTTCAACAGCTGTAGCTTTAGCTACGATCATTACAATTTCGAACGATTCTAAGGAGACAGTTGTGAAAGCAGATACTACTTATACACAACAAGCAGAAGCTATTACAAGCGGTATCTCTTGGTGGTGGGAGTAACAAAAAAAGAAAGCTCTAATCTTTATGATTGCAGCTTTCTTTTTTTGTTTATATATGAGTGAATAATCAGACTTATATGTAAATAAATAAAATGTCATCGAACGTTAATTCTATTTTAATTGGTATATTATTGATGAATATGTCAGAATTAACATCAGTCAGCTATGATATGCAAGGAAGGGTTTTAAAATGAGATTTCACGAAGAATTTACAAGGTGCGAATGTGGTAGTGCGTATCTGAAAAAAGAGATTTGCGTTCTTGCAAACTATGAAAAAGATTCGGCTGAAAAAGTAGTAGGTTTTAATGAACTCCCTGAAAAAAACGAGATCCGTTACACATGTTCAAATTGCAATAAACTCATTCATATAACAAGGGAGTAAATATAATGTCAAACAATGAAAAATCAGAAAAAAAATCAGATGTATTTCAAGAAACTTTTGGTGGGCTATTAGACGGTAACAAGAAAGAGCCTGATACTGTAGTTCATCAACCTAAAGAAAAATTAGAAGATGTTCTATTCGGAGCAGAAGAAAATCAAACGCTTTCTCATGAAGAAGTGGAGAAAGCAGCTGAAAACTATATTCCTCTTTCTATTGGAGATGAGCAGTGGGAGCAATTTGTGGGCAGAGTGCCTTTACCTCCTATTAATAGAGAACAAGAATCAAGAGCCGTATCTATTGGCTTACAAGAGATTCGAAAAATGAAGGAGTACATGTTATATATTCATCGTCATATGATAAATGAATTTAACCGTATTTATGCTTCATTCCCTATTCTCTTTGCAAAAGATTTTGAAGATAAATTTGGTACTGCCCATAAAGAACTAGTCACAATTATGGAAGACATTGAGCATTTAGTTGCTGGTGACATCGACCATGTAGAAGCAGTAAAGAAGGACTTCAAACTCATGCAAGTCTTCGAAGAAAAGCGTTTATCACTTCTCTATGACCTGTTAGAGCATTACAACAAGAAAAAATAAAAATAGATAACAATAAGCACTTGCCAAATCGATGTGTAAGTGCTTATGTTTCTACTTGGACATTTTATATTGTAATTTAAATGGTTTTTAAGGTAGAAACAACTGTTGTAAACATTGCGTAGAGGTGAGGTAGTTTATATGGAGAACAAACAAATCGTATCATACAATGCACAATCAAGAGGACATAAGACCAAGGGTAATACATACAAAGATCGTTACGTCGAGAATACATGCCCTGAGTGCCAAAATCCTCGTTCTTATAAAGATGAGTGGAAGACAAGAATTAAGTACACATGCTTAAAGCGTGCTTGTCGTCACCAATGGTTCGAAAAAAAGGAATTTCCTGAAGTAAAAGAATAAGAAAGCCAACATATAAAGAGTCCAATCTTTTTTTAGAGGGCTCTTTTTTTATTTCTCCATACCAATAAACTAGTAATCTTCTCACAACTATTACAGCAGAAATACAACGATGAGAGGATTTGATTCAACATGAAACAAAAAATCACAAAGGGCAAAGTAATACAAAACTGTTTGAAAGCAACAGCAGCGATCGTAGTGGCTAGCGGCGTAGGATTTCAATTTCACGAGATTCAAGAACTAAACAAAGAAGTAACAGCCTTAGAAAAGAATCACAAACAAACTGTCCAAGAATTGAAAGTCGCTAATGAAAACAACAAAACGCTAGAAGAGCAGAAGAAAAAAATTCAATCTGCTACAGAACAGCTTTCAGTTGAACTGGAAGATTTAAAACATAGCAAGGAAGCTATTGAGCAAGAAAAGCAGAAGTCTCTAGAAGATAATCAAAAACTTCAAGCAGAGAATGCAGAATTAGCTAAGCAAGTGCGCGAAGCGAAGGAGTCTGCCAGGCCAGTAAAGTCTGATAAGCCAAAGTCAGACAACGTAAAACCTGTTTCCAATCCAACTCCTAGTGCTGCTCCAACCCCATCTCCTACTAAGGATACTAGTGACAATGCTGGTGTTTCTAAAACAATTATGGGCGTTGGTACTGCTTATATGATAAACGAACCAGGAGTAACAGGTCTTACTGCTTCAGGTAAGAAAGTACAACCGGGAATGATCGCTATGGACCGTTCAGTTCCATTTGGTACAAAAGTAAGAATCACATGTGAATCTTATCCATCTATCAACGGTATTTATACAGTTGAAGATCGTGGTGGGGCTATCAAAGGTAACATAGTAGACATTTACATGACAGATGCTGACAGAATGTATGACTTCGGAAGAAGAGATATAAAGATAGAGTTTCTTAACTAACAATCGAATAGGAGGGTCCCGCTATTGTTTTCACTCCGTTTACAGGGTGACCAATTAGACATTCGTATTGAAACGAAACTATCTACTCAAATGTTCCGCGAATATACAGATTTCATGAGGTCACTACCGGGTGCATATTATATTGAGCAGGAATATAAGTGGATGGTTCCAAAACGTCATGTAGACGCCTTTGTTGAACGCTACGAGGATATAACCGCTTGGCACACAACTATTGAAAGTATTAAGGGGATTCAAGAAGTTTTACTTCCTGAGTTCCCGATGCTAGATGATTTTTCGGACTTTAAATTACAGCCATATGAGTTTCAGCAACAAGGTATTTCCTTCTTAACTCATGTCAAAAGCGGTATTATCGGAGATGACATGGGATTGGGAAAAACGGTGCAAACGATGGGCGCTGCTCATATGCTATGGAAACAAAGAAAAGTAAAAAAGGTTCTCGTTATTTGTCCGTCTTCATTAAAATATCAGTGGTCTTCAGAAATTGAAAAATTCCTTGGACATACTAATATCGTTATTGATGGTAAAAATACAAAAGAGAAAAATAAAGCTTTCCTTAAATTCATTAATGGTGATTACTTATTTGGTATCGTCAATTATGAATTAGTCAGAAGCATGAGTGATATGATGAAGGAATTTCATTATGATGTAATTATTGCCGATGAAGCCCATCGATTAAAAAATAGGGGTTCTATCACCTATAAAGCTGTTAATGCATTACCTTCTACATATCGATTCGCAAGTACTGGCACACCACTTCAAAACAACGTAGAAGAACTATATGCTTTAGTTGAATGGGTGCAGCCGGGACTACTAGGTAAGGTTACCGAATTCAGAAAGAAATACATTGTGTATGCTTCTAAGTTTGGTAGACGTTTTGTTCCAATTGGGAACAAGCGACTGGGTGAACTTCGTCGTTCTATTTCTCCTTACATGTTACGTCGATTAAAGAAAGACGTTGCACAAGACTTACCGCCAATGATTTTCCATCGTCGAGATGTTGAAATGAATAATGCTCAAGCCAATCTATACAACAAGATTCAGGAAGATTTCCTAACTCTATTAGAAGAGTTGTCTTCCCAACAAGTAAATGGTCAATATGACCAAGAAGGCAATTGGGTTGAAGAGAAGCGTAAGAAGGAAGATCAAGTGCTAGGATACTTGTACATGATGGTTGCTTCATCAGACCACCCTGCTTTGCTCCAGATGGGGCAAAGTGGTATGTCTAAGCATTACCTAGAACATATTCCGGAAAACGTTAAATCTCCGAAACTGACAGAGCTAGTGGATATATGCAAAGAGCGTATAGAAGCAGGCATAAATAAAATTGTTATCTTTACTCAATTTGCTAAAATGCAAACCCTTATAGATGAAGAGCTGAGTACACTAGGTAAGGTAGCGTTACTAAATGGATCAATGTCTTCTGCTCAACGACAAGAGCAGTTAGAAACGTTCAAGGCAGATCCTGAGTATAAATTCTTTGTACTAACAGATGCAGGGAACTACGGTTTGAATATCCAATTTGCTAATACACTTATTAATTATGATTCTCCGTGGAATCCAGCCACATTTGAACAACGGGCGGGGCGTGTACACCGTATTGGTTCTACACACAACGTAGTTGATATTATTAGCTTGGTAACAATGGGAACGATTGATGAAAAAATCCAAGAAACATTAGAAGAAAAACGTAAGCTTGGTGTAGCTGTTATTGAACGCAACCAATCTGAGCGAAGCATGATGAATGGATTAATTGCTTCTATTAAAAAGAAACCAATTGCAAAAGCTGCTTAATAAGACAAGGAGAGGGTTAACACCCTCTCTTTTTTTTGTTTTATAAAAATAATGGGAGAGGTGGAAAAAAATGAGTAAGGCATTAAGAGAGAAATCATTGTATCCTATATTTACTGAACAAAATTTCAGGGACTTCATTACAAAAGATAAAGAGTCTGTATGGGAATGTCAGGTTACGTCAACATACTCATCCGATAGGTTAGAGGAAGTAGCAATCCTAAAGCTTGCTGTAAAAGATGCTAAAGCAATTCCTTTTATTGTTATCAGATACAATAAGGATGTTTACACAGCTAAGAGCTTTGGCAGATTTAATAATTATTTAGAAGTTGATGGTGTTTACCTGATAGATAAGGATGCTATTATATTTGTTTCTGATTATCGCTCAAAAGAAATTAGGCCGTTGGTTGATAATATGAAAATATATACAGCAGAAGAATTAGACGAGGAGATGGAGGAACATCTTCAACAAGGTTTAAAAGAAGCAGTTGCTATGAAAAGAATGCTAGGTGTCGAACCAGACAAAGGTTATGAGTATGAAAGCTCTGTTCTGGATTGGTATGTGAATGGAAAGAAACCTATTGATTTCATTTGTAGAAACACAACATTTACTAAAGCATTTACAAATGAGGGCAAACTTAAATACATGATTAAATATATTCGCGGAGAAGATATTATAAAAGACGGTTTGCAGAATATAAATATAGACAAATATGCAGAGGTTCTTGAGTTTGTTGAACAGAAATTTAACGAATATGACAAAAGCGAAGAAATTAAGCGCAACATAGAATTATTCCGTATTCTAAAAGAGGATTTGTCAAATGCAGTTACTGTAAATATTACTAAAAAAGATGGTACAACTATAAAAGTTGAAAACAGCGTAAGGCATTGGGATAGCACATACAAGGTTGGACGTTATGATAAGGAAGTATATTTTACAGATATTGATTGCATTACATACAAAAAGAAAATTTATGGAAAATTAAATCCAACTACCATTTAAGTTCTTTCTTCTTGCAGGATTTTTCATGTTACGCTAAAATACGTTGCACACAAAAATCCTGTAGGAGGTAATAAATTTGTATAAAATATTATTACTTGAAGATGAATATGAAATCGGTAGCACACTTGAAATGATTCTAAAAAGCGAAAATTACCATGTAGATTGGTTTACTACTGGTGTTGAAGCTGTTAATGCGGCATTGTCCAATAACTATCACTTGATGATATTAGATGTTATGTTAAAACAAACAGCAGCAGGATTAGATTCTCGTATTTCAAATGGTCTTGAGGTTGCAAGGTTAGTGAATAAAAATAAGACCGTACCTTATCTACTTCTCACGTCACGAAATGAACCACTGGATATTATGCAGGGGTTAGATATGGGAGCAGAGGATTATATTACTAAGCCATATGATCTAACGGTTTTACTAGCAAGAATTCGAACAGTCTTACGAAGAACCAGTAGTAAGGAATCATCAAATGGGGGAGTTACACAATGCGGAAATATTGAAATCAATTTATTAACGCATAAGGTAACTGTTGATGGTAAACAAGTTCATTTAACAAATCAACTTTTTGAGCTGCTGCACTACTTTATCACTCATAAAGGGAAGATTATTTCTAAGGAAGAATTGTATAAAAACATTTGGGGGTATGATCCTTCAGAATTACAAGAAACAAACACCTTAGAAGTAAATATTCGAAGATTGAGAAACTCAATCGGCATTGACATAATTAAAACAGTTCGAGGTAAAGGTTATGTCCTTGAAGTCTTTAATTCTTAGAAGAACAAAAGAAAATAGGTTGCGTACAAAATTGACGGTAATGGCAGTAGCTGCTGTCACTTTTTTTACAATGCCTATTTTACTGTGGTTCCTCGTTTTTGATATTTTAAACGATGGGGAAGAAGTTTATAATCGTATGAAGTATCGGGCTGTTCAAATTGAAAATGAAGTATGGGAATCCGGAGGAATCAGTAAGGTACCTCCGGGATTTTTCGACGGCGTTGTAGCTAAAGGTGAAGAAATAACAGTTTCATCTACAGATGATCGTACCAAGCGTGTTTTTTATAGTAAACAAAATGAGGAAGAGGATTTAGTGAATGATACAAATGCTAAAATCGCATCTTCTCTAATTGAATTTTTAGCTGGAAGATATAAAGATGAAATAAAAAAAGTAGGAAATATATCAATTCATAAAGACGAAACAAGCGGACTTCATTACATGAATTATAAATATTCCTTTAAACATATAAATCACACGGATACAATTTTGGTGAAAAGAAACATTACACCAACTGTTGTGAAACCTGTAGAAAAATATCAGCAATTATTTTGTCTGAGTTTACTATATATTGTTATCTGTTCAAGTATATTTTCCTATTTTGGTCTTGGCTTGGTGTTTCGTCTACTTGGAAATGCTCTTGATAAGACGTTTTCTGAGCTAGAAGAAACAGATTACAAAACTAGGATAAAAATTACGGGTGTGTATGGAAAAGAAATTCGTGGTGTTAAACATAAGATAAACGACATTTTGGAGCGAATGCAAAAAATTATTGAAGTTAATATAGAATCAATGCAGGATGTTTCTCATGAGGTAAACAATAAATTGACCTCAATCAAGCAGTCTGTTGATATACTAAGATTCTTTGGAACAGATGATAAGCAAACTGTGGAGAAAAAACTGAAATCAATAGATGACAATATTGAGCAAATTACAAAAGTTATGTCTATAATTCTTGACTTGGCAAAGTTAGACCGAGGAACTCAGTTCTCTTCTACAGAAACAGAAAACGTAAAAAAGTTAATTGATGAATATCTTGATTATACGAGAAAGATTTTTCCGGAATTTGATTTTATCAGTGAATGTGACGTAGAACAACCTATCATAAGAATCAACAAGCAACATTTCTTATTAGCTTTAAATCCTATTATTGAGAATGCAGTTAGGTATTCAGTGCATAGCAATGAAGTTATTGTTCATATTAAGGATGTCGGATGTCCAAGCTGTTTATACATAGATGTAATTAGTTGGGGACATCAAATTAAAGAAGAAGAAATTCCATTTTTATTTAATAGGTATTACAGAGGAAAAAATCTTGATAACTCAATAAAAGGATCTGGACTAGGTTTGACCATATCTAAAAAAGTGATGGATATATACAATGGTAAAATAAATGTAGAAAGTAATACAGATGGAAGAACTGTATTTACATTGGTTATACCTATTGTATCAGGAGAGGGGGATGCCTAATGAGAAGCAAGATTAGGAAATTCCTCAGAAATTTTGTAAAGCGTGACAAATTACGTGTTCAAGTGGTTCTGTTTACTATCGCATTGATTTTTATTTCAGCAGTACCAGTTAATTTATTTTCTATGTACAATGAATTACAACTAACAACTCAAAGAGAATATGAGGCAATGTTTGCCAGGGTAGAAAAAATACAACAAAAGTTAGAATCGATACAAGATGGTGGAGGAAAGCAGCAGATTGATGACGGTTTTTTTGAGTATTTGAGTTACCCCGGTGAATCGATAAAAGTTAAAATTGGTCAAGCAGGGATTGGAGAATATAATTACTTCTCTCCTGCTGAACAAAATGATGCTTTTGATGTGTTTGGATCTCAACTCTTAACTTTATTTGTTCCAACTTTTTTTGATTCTATTAAAACACATATGAAAACATTAGACTCTTCTGCAGACAATGCAGAATACAATTTTTATTTTGACGAACAAAACAAGGCATACGGTGTCGTTTCGTACTATTTCAAGCATGAAAATCATTTTGATATGGTAACTATAAAAAGAGATATAACGACGAATTTAAAAATGCAAATGATGGCCGGTTTAGAGAGCGCTTTGTATATGTTTATTTGGTTTCTTTTCTTTTTAGTTATATCAGCTTTGGCGGGTTTGAAATTTATATTTAGACCATTACAAAAGGCAATTGATACAAGTTTTGATGGTGTGGTAGATAATAATTATCAAATGAAAATTGAAGATCCTTTGTATGGGGAAGAAATATCTAAGGTTGTTAATCGTTTGAATGCTGTTCTAGATAGAATGAATGAGCTTGTACAGAACAATCTAAACTCTATGCAAGATGTATCACATGAAGTAAAAACATACCTAACTGCAATAAAACAGTCTGTGGATATGATTAAGTTTTATGGTAAAGAGGATAAAGATTTAGTTGATGAAAAATTACTTGCTATAGAAGACAATATTGCTAGGGTTACATCAATTATGTCAACAATCTTAGAACTAGCTCGCTTAAAACAAATATCAAATATTGATAGTGCAAATTACTATAACGCAAAAGACTTGATCAATTACTTATTGCGATTTAAAGCGGAATCATACCCAGACTTTGTTTTTGATATTTCTTACGATGCAGATGGTGTCGAGATATTTGTAGATCGAAATCATTTCTTCCTAATGATGAACCCAATCCTCGACAATGCAGTTAAGTATTCTGTTGATTCAAATCATGTTGAGATAAACGTAATTTCTAAAACTAATGATAATACGGTTTGTATTTCGGTTACTAACAAAGGTATTGTTCTTGATCCAAAAGAAATTCCTTTCCTTTTCGATAGATATTATCGTGGTAAAAATTTAGATTATACTAAACAAGGCTCTGGATTAGGATTAACCATCGCAAGAGAAGTAATGAACATATATAAAGGTAAAATAACTGCTCAAAGTACAACGGATGATAAAACATCTTTCACATTAAGATTTCCAAAAGCTATAAGAGTAGAAGACTTAGGAGAATAATCCTGAGTCTTTTTTATTTTTATGTTGCAAAGTAAAAATAAAATGGATACATTCTGAGAATGAAAGGGGAGTAACCTCATTGAATTACTCTTTCGATATTAAAGAAGAAGACTTAACACCTGGGCGAATATGTTTAGGTGCTGTAAAAGTAGAGATGGGACGTATATTTTTATTTGGTTCTCAAGAAAGGTTACATGAAATGGTTTCGTTTATCCCAGGATTGGGTAACGGGGTGTATGAAGTGTATGCCGTAATAAAAGATGTGCCAGGATACGGTTACCGAACTACTAAAGTTGAAATCGAATGCATCTCTGATGAAGAGATTAAACATTACGAGAAAGAACAGTCTGACCGAGTATTGGAGGTGGTGTATTGATTTCTGAGTTTCACTTACGAAAGAAAATGTTCAACTACATGAATAAGAATTATGGAGGACTACTTCGTATTCTTGATAGTTGGAACGAAAAACTAAATCATGGTATTCCAATGGCGCAGGAAATGTTAGCGGATTTATTTGGACATGAAATCAATAATGCAATGGTAGATGAGTTTATCGATGCTTACGACGTCCCAGGAACTTTTGTTGCTGTGTCTGTTGGAGCATGGATGAATGAAGACAACCCTTTTCAAGTTGTGTTTGTTTATAAGGTTGAGATCCATACAGAAACTGAAGACAACGTTGAAATGTTTGTAATGGGCGATGAAGCTGCCCTTATCGAATATTGCAAAGAAAAGGGGTATAGATAGGTATGTGGATTGTATTGCTTATATCCTTTTATGTTGTTGCCGGAATTGTTTATGGCTTTCAACATATGATTAGTATTTATACCATGATAAGACAAGCAGGGGACAAGGAAGCGTTCTTGCGCGAGATGGTATCTATGTATGAGTTAACTCCTCAAGGAGCTGAGTATTATGCGCAGCTGCAAAATTTACACGTAGAAAAAGGAGAATTACTGGCCGAGTACAAAATATTTAAAGCAAATGAAGGTAAGTATCAACTCCTAACATTTCTTTTTGGTTTTGTTCTTTGGCCATACTATATTTTTTCTATATCAAAAAGAAAAAGAACAACTAAGAAAAGAGAGATGGGGCGATGACCATTCTATTGGTAGATGGAGTCGTTGGGGCTGGCAAAACAACTCTAGCGCAATTAATAAGTGAAAGATTTAACATTCCTATTTTTGAAGAACTAGGAAATCCTGATGCAGAACGATTACTAAATCGATTCTATGCGAAGAAAACTCGCTGGGCATTTACAACACAAATTTTCTTTGCAAACGAACGATGGGAAATGATTAAGAAAGTTCATGAAGAAGGTCATGGGATTTTAGATCGCTCAATTTTCGGCGACAACATCTTTGCAAGTATGTTAGCTGAAGATCTTGAGGATGGCGGAGAAGGTATGACATGGGAAGAGTATCGTACATATAAAAAGTTACTAGATCAAATCCTAGAGCATTCTCAACCACCTGAGCTATTAATCTACCTACAATGTAGTGCTGAAGTTGCAAAGCAGCGAATTGATAATCGTGGTCGCGGTATTGAAAGCGAAGTAGAAATGGCTTATTGGGAACGACTAAATGACAAGTATGACGTATGGTACCAAGACTATGATCATTCTCCAAAAATCTTAATCAATGTAGATAATTTGGATTTTGCAAACAACGAAGAAGATAAAGAGTCTGTACTTGCATTAGTTGGCGAAGCATTAGAAAAGATTGGTTATACAAAAAAAGAAAAAGCAGGGGTTTAATACCCCTGCGCTCTTTTCTCTCTCATTTCTACATATTGCATAATAAGAGAGTCTGGTATAGTTCTGTATAATTCATCGGGAAGATGGCGAGCACCAGTGGCACCAGCTTGTTTAGCTTCCTTGTTCATTTGCTTCAGTTCTTTTTGACTGTATGGTGCTATGTCAGCATTCCACTGATGATAACCACAACTCTTACATTCTAAAAGAACATTTCCGTTTTCACCTTCTTCAAAGACCATTAGGGAACCACCACATCTTACACAGCCACGACCAGCATCTTGCCATGTCTTAGCTTTTACACCGGAAGTTCCATCGTTGTATTTTGTCCAGTTCTTAAAGGTCTCTTGGGCGAGTTCACCAAACTCTTCCCAGTTCTTTTCATCATCTTTACGTTGTCCGTAAATATTGTCGGTGTCCATAAATTCATATTTTTTTTCCATTGTAAAACTCCTTTCAAAAGAGGTGATAAAGTGTCAACAGCTCAACTAGAAGTTGAAGTGTCAAAAATAAAACAAATTAAAGAGCGATATGGGGATTTAGACATCATAGATATGGTCCATCAGTTTCTCACTACAGAGAATGCTGCCAATCAACAAAAGCGTATCGACCAAGGACGATTAGGTAAGTTCTATCCGTCTTCAATTGGAAGGTGTAAACGTGCTGTGGTTTATCAGATGTTGGGTTATCCAACTAAACCGATACCAGGACAAAACCTTTTAATTATGGAGAATGGAACAAGTTTTCATAATCGAATGGAAGATATCTTTGAAAAGATGGGAATCCTGATTGCTCCCGAACTCTCATTAAAAGATGAAGAATTACGCATAAGTGGGCGTTCAGATGCTATCATCTGGAACTATCTAAAGTCAGATGACGAAGAGGATGCAGATGATATCGTCTTAACAGCTAAAGTTGCAGAGAAATATAAAGATAGAGAAGGCGTAGAAAAGACGAAGATGGTAGACAAAGAAGTCTATCGTGGTCCAGCTAATCATATCCTTATTGTCGAATTCAAGTCAATTAAGAATAAGAACTATGCTAAGTTACCGAAATCTAAGCCAGACAAGAAACATGAAATGCAGTTGCAATTGTATTTCTATCTAACTGGTATTAGAAGAGGTATGGTGTATTACGAGAACAAAGATACACAAGATCTAAGTCTTTCCATGTCTATTACAATGAAGAGTTGGTTGAACAAGTTAAAGCGAACATAAAAGCAATTCTCGATTATGTAGATCGTCGAGAGTTACCTGAGAAAGAAGGGAATGCATTAGACATTATGTGTCGCTATTGTGATTTCCGTAATCTATGTCATGTACCAATCTCTGAAGAAGAATGGTTAGAACTATATTTCAAAGATGAAAAAGAAGCCTCCTAAGCACGGGGGCTTTTTCTAAAAAGGAGAACAAATGCTTAATTTTATTGGAAGAGGTAGTGCATTTAACACAAAAGACAGGAAACAACTGCGCTTATATTAAAAAGGATGATCATTTGTTTTTGAATTGATTGCGGTAGTTCAACATTCGGCCGCTTGAATTGAATCTAAATTACTAGATGAAGTGAAGCAAGTAACTGTACTACTCACTCATTTACATCCTGACCATGTAGGTTCACTAGGCGATTTAATTTTCTATGGGTATTATTCAATGGGAAAGTTAATGGAACCAAGTATAACCGTGTATGCTCCATACGATTTAAAGATTGCTGAACACTTAAAAACGATGGGTGTAGAAAGAAATACATATGAACTAGTACAGTTCTGGGGAAGTGTAGGATGTCATCATGATGATTTTATATTAAACTTCAAACCTATTTGTGTTAACCATGTAGATGAATTACCTTGCTTCGGATATATTATTAAAATCTGTATTGATGGTCGCAATAATACGATTTACTATAGTGGAGATTCTAATGATATCCCAATGAGTATTTTACACATGTTAGAGTATGGTGAGCTTGACTACTTTTATCAAGACACATGCATAGCAGACTACGAGAAGAATGTTCATCTATCCTTAAGGAAATTAGATGAGTCGATCAAACAAGAGGCAAGACATAAAGTCTTCTGTATGCATTTAGATGAAAAGTTCGATGAGCAAAAAGCAAAGGACTTAGGATTTAATGTAGTTTCTATTACAGCATAAAATTAGGGAGGAATATATATGAGTGAAAGCAGAGTAAGGTTATTTGAACAACGTATGGCAGATGCGGGACAGGAGATGACTCTTCGCGCGTTAGATATGGTTAAGGAAGAGATGTGTGCTACAAAAGGATTTGCTCGTCATGATGGTTCTAACTATTACAACCATTGTGTAGATGTAGCTCAGGACCTATTTAATCATGGTATAAGAGATGAGGATATCTTAACAGCAGCTCTGCTTCATGATATTGTTGAAGATGTTGAGGGAATCACTTTAAGAATGATTGAAGACAAATTCAACAAAAGAGTAGCCAAAATGGTTGACCTTGTTACGAAAGAAAAGTCTGTAAACTATAAAGAAGGTGAGATCCTTAAGGTATTGTATCTTGAACCAATGCTAAGAGATCCAGGGGCATGTTTACTTAAAGCTTCTGATAGAAAACACAATTTCAGTACATTACGTGATGCTACACCAGAAAAGAAAGTAAGACAAGCAATCGAGACTGAGAAGTACTTCTTCCCATTCTTTAAGGAAGCTATGAAGCGTTATCCAAGATACTCTGCTTATTTCCTATCTGCTAAGACAGCTATCAAACCACATCTTATGGAGATATTAGAGCATTATAAAGAAGTGATGCTTTAAATGCTCGATTGTAGAGTTGGAGCTCAACTA